GTTAGAAAAGCTAAACGTGTTACTAAATCTGATGGTTCTTCTAAGACTAAGTCTACAATCAAAAAGTCTAATGGCTCTAAGATAAAATCAAAGACAGCTTATAGTGCTGATGGTTCTTCTATAAAGAGAAAAAGCACTTTTAAGGACGGTTATGGTACTAAGACTAAGAACAGTTCTTCTAGTAAATCTGATGGTTCTTCAAAATCCAAGTACACGACTAATTCTAAAACTCCTGGTAAGACTTACGTACAAAAAAGTAAAACCACTTCTGGCGGTAAAACTACAGAGAAGTATAAAAGCACTAGATTAGGTGAAAATAAAACTAAGAACAAATATTCAAAGGGTGGTTTAGTCCAACATAATTAATGATATATTAAAAAAAATTTTATATATTTACGGCAGTTCGTTTTTGGTTAACGGATTATCTGTTCATAATAAGTAGGGGGTGATATTGTCACCCTTTATTTTTTTCTTATATTTGATGTATGACAGAACATATAAAAACCAAATTCGGAGTAATTAGACAAAAGAAAGACGGAACATACAATGGTTACGTTAATCATGGAAGCAATTACTTTAAGATAGATGAAGAGGACGTGTTTATTGATTATGTTGACTTAGGTTATATAGTACAGCACAACGAGTATATAATGCAGGGAGGAAGCAGCATTAAGTACACTTACACGTGGAAAGATAAGGACGGAATGATTAACGAAGAACCAGTAGTAAGTATAGTGCCTCCCACAATGGTAATGAGGACTAACTTAATTAAACTAGGAGCTTAATGTATTTAGTTAATCTAGATAAGACTGGCAAGGTCATAATGGACGACAGTGTAAATGCTGTAGAAGAGTTCAGAGAAGTAATATCAACGAAAGGTTTAGGGATGAAGGGAATGTTGTATGTATCGCTATTCTGCGATTACGACAGTATATACCGTCATTTTACAGATGCTGAACGAGCTCGTATGATAGGTAGTGTTATCTTTAACAACTACGACTGGAAGGGTTCGAAAAATCCGAAAATCGCTAACGCGATACTGATGTATAAGAAATTACAGTTTGACCCTCTTGACGCTCAGCTTCTCGCTTTCAATGAGAAGATAAACGAGTACACGGACCTAATGAAGAAGGTTACGATAGAGGAAGACAATGCGTTGGACTGGCAGAAGATAATGATTGGTATAGATAAGATACTATCTACAAGACAGAAGTTGTTGGATGCTATCGAGCGTAGAGGTGCTCGTACTAAGATTTCAGGGGATGGTGAGTTAAACTATCTAGAAAAGAAACAATCAGTATTAGATAAGAATGGGTAACATTAAGAAATACGCTCCTATTATACATCAGGGTATTCCTGATTTCAATCCAGAAAGCGTTTCATATAGAGAATTTTGGGATGAGCAAATAGAGAGATGCAAGCACGGGTATAAGCCTCCAGGGATGGATTTCATTACTGGTAAACATTATTATTATCTAAACTTCTATAAAATTTTAGGTAATTCTGGTGAGAAGGGTGGTCGTAAATCTCTTATCGCTCCTTGGTATAGAGACATGGATAAGGAATACTTTGACTTGTTCGATACGTGCAAGGAAGAAGAGAAAGGAATGATTGTTATTAAGGCTAGGGATAAAGGGTTCTCTTATATGAATTCTGGTATCCTAGCTCAGGAGTATACATTTTACCCACACAATGAAGTAGGTATTGCAGCTGGTTTACAAGTTACAGCCGATTCATTTTTCCAAAAAGTTAAGAAAGGTTTATATAATCAAGAGAATATCTTTAGGCATTCTATTTTAAAAGATGCTGATGAGGTAGTTCGTTCTGGTTATAAAAGAAAAAATATCGAAGGTAAGTGGGAGATTGGTGGTTTCCAGTCTGTTATACATTGCCGTACAATGAGTAATCCTGAAGTATTTAAAGGAGAGCGTTTATCTGTTATGGTATTTGAGGAAGCTGGGGAATTTAAAGAGTTACTTAACGCTTATATGTCATCGAAAGCATGCTTCATGGATGGGAACGAACAATTTGGTGTTCCTATTATTGGTGGTACGGGTGGTGATATAGAAACCTCTTCTAAGGATTTCATGGATATGTATTATAATGCTGATGCGTTTAATCTTATCCCTATGTTTATTCCTGCTACAAAATGTTACCATGGGTTCTTTGATACTAAGACTGGAATCTCTCAGGAGGCAGAAGCAAAGGAAAAGCTTATGGCAGAGAGAGACCAACTGAAGAAGTCAGACAATCAAAAGGGTTTCAATCTTCATATACAAAACTATCCACTAACCGTAGAGGAGGCATTCTTACAGACTAAGTCTTCTATGTTTAACGTAGCTAAGATTAACGACCAAAGGAGCGCTATACTTTCCAGTAATACGCTAACTAATCAAGTACAAAAAGGTTACTTAGAATGGGAGGGTGAAGAAATGAGTGTTAGATGGATACCAGATGGTGCTGGACCTTATAGAATACTTGCTCACCCAAAGACAGAATACAAAGGCTTAGACATTGGAGGTATTGATTCTTATGACCAAGACCAGGCATCTACAGATTCTTTAGGTTCTGCTGTTATATATAGGAGATTTTACAGTACTGAGATGGCTAGTAACTACGTTGTAGCCGAGTACACAGAAAGACCAAGGACAGCAGAGGAGTTTTGGGATGGGTGTCTTAAACTGGCTGTTTACTATAACTCAGAAATGTTAATAGAATTTACCAAAATAGGTATTATTGACTACTTCAAGAGAATGGGAGGTTTAAAGTTCTTAAAAGAAAGACCTACGGCAGCTCACTCTCCAAAGACTGTAAATAGAAATAGGTACGGTATCCAAATGAACAAGCATACTAAGGCTGTGATGGAGCAATACCTACAGAAATACGTAGAAGAAAACTGTGACGACATATATTTCATTGACTTATTAGATGAATTAGCTAACTATAGAGTACGAAATACGGATAGGGTTATTGCGTTTGGGTTGTGTCTTATACATGACATTGACATTTACGAAAAAAGTGTTAAATTTGGGGAGTCAGAACAAAAAAACTTAGGATTCGTATACTACCGTAGAGAAAATGGTAGGCTAGTACCGTATAAAGAATAAAAAAACTATGGGTTTAAAAAAATACTCTTTTCCAAGACAGTCTATATCCGACAGCGAAAAAGATTTAGAATGGTGTAAAGAAAACTTAAAAGCTATTACTAAGTATGTTGGTAGTAATAGTAGTGGTCCTGAATCTAAACTTTCGGGTAGAGAAAAAGATATAGCTAATTATAATCTCTATAATGGTCATTTAAATGCTGCTGATTATGAATACATAACAGACCAGTACGGAATACCTTATCCTGCGCAATTAGCAAACTTCCCTTTAATATCTACTAAGATTGACTTATTAGTTAATGAAGATGGAGAAAGACCTTTAGATAAGAAAGTTAAATCAATAAATAAAAAAGCTGCTATAAGAAAAGAGAACTTTAAGGTCTCTATGGTGGTAAATAAACTATTGAAAGAAGTAAAGCACGAGTTCAAAGAGAAGTTTGGAGTCGAAGCTGAAACTGAAAACGATAAATTCCCTATACCAGACGACATAGATGAATATATGCGTTATGAGTATAAGGAGCTTATAGAAGAGGTTTGTCAGGACGGGTTAGATTACCTTATTGATAGATACAGACTTAAAGATACGTTCAGAGATGGACTGAGAGACTTCTTAGTTACAGGTAAGGTATTCTACAAGGTGTATATCAAAAACGGAGACCCGTTTACAAGAAGAGTAGACCCTAGAACCCTTATCTGGGACAAGACAGTACAAAGCGATTACTTAGAGGACGCTCAATGGGCAGCCGAAGAAAGATGGCTTACTGTTAATGAAGTTATAGATGAGTATAGAGATGATTTAGAACCTAAAGATATACAGAAGTTAGAAGAGCTTGGTGCTATTAATAGTAACGAGGGATTGTCTAATTTCAATAGTGAGTTTGATTGGGTGGACTACTCAGAGAACAAAGGCGTAAGATTACGTATTGTTACTGCTGAATGGAAGTCTATTAAAGAACTTAAATACAAAGTTTCAGAAAACAAACACGACCCTAAGACTCCATTTAAAAAAATCGTAAAGACCGACTATAAATCTCGTAAAAACGAGAAAATGGAAAGTATTTTCGTAGACGATGTATGGGAAGCTACAGAGATAGCTGGTCAAGTATGGGTTCAATGTAGAAGACGACCTAATCAGGTTCGTTCAGTGGATGATGCAGGTAGTACACCTCTTTCTTATGCTGGATGTATACATAACCACACAACTGGTAATAGTAAGTCATTAGTTGATTTATTACGCCATACACAAATGCTCTATAACATTGTACATTACCATATAGAACTTACATTGGCTAGAGCTGGTGGTAAAGCTGTTATATATGACGTTGCACAATTACCTACTAATATTGGTATGGATATGCAGACTGTAATGTATCACTTGAAGACTGATGGGGTAATACCTATCAATAGTATGCAAGAAGGTGGAGATGCTACTAAGTTTAATCAATTCCAACAGGTAGATTTTACTTTATCTAGCTCAGTACAGCAATTAATAAACCTTAAGCTTATGCTTGAGCAAACTGCAGGACAAATATCTGGAGTATCACCTCAAAGAGAGGGTGCTATATCTCAGTATGAGTATGTTGGTAATGTTCAGCGTTCTGTAGTACAATCTTCTTTATCTACAAAGGGTTGGTTTCACCAGCACAATGAAGTGAAGAAAATGGTATTCGAAAGACTTTGTAATCTTATGAAGATAAGTTGGTCTGAAGGAAAGAAGGCAGGTTACGTATTAGGAGATGGTGGATTTAAGTTCTTAAATGTATTACCTGATATTGCATTAAATGACTATGGTATATTTATAGGAGATTCTGGTAAAGATGATGCTATGAGAAAAATGGTTCAAGAGATGTCTGCACAAGCACTACAGAGTGGTAATTTATCTTTATTAGATGCTATTAAAGTTCTTAAGACTGAAAGTCTATCTGAAGCTGAAGTTGTTTTAGAAAGAGGATTAGACGGAATGAAGGAAATGCAAGAACAAATGCAACAACAACAAGCACAGCAACAACAGATGATGCAAGAACAAGAAGCTCAGAAATCAAAAATTGAAGCTCAACAGAAAGAAGCAGAGTTGTTAAATAAAATACAAATCGCTCAAATAGGTGCTGACTCTAGGATTGAGGTTGCGGAAATTCAAACTGAACAAAAACAATCTTCTGATTTACTAAAAGAAGAAAATAAAGTTCGATTAGAAGCTGCAAAAGCAGACTTACAAGACCAAATGAATGATAACGAGTCACATAGAAATATTAACCAACCAAATGCAAAGAAATAATTTAATATCTTTGTAGAAACTAAAAAGCAAGGCATGGCAGGCGCAAACAACATTATAGAGCAATTAGAAGCTGAAAGTAAGGACAGTAGTTTTGATGCAACAGCATTCATTTCATCTGACACAGCTAAAGAGGTAGACAAGATTGAAGAATCCCCTACCCCCTTGATAGCTAAGGAAGTAGAAGTAGAAACAGTCGAAGATACTCCTATAGATACGACAACCGATAAGGTTGTTGCAGAAGAGGATGATTCAGACTCATTCAGTTGGGGAGAAATCGAGGTCGAAGCAAAGGTAGAAGAACCTGTAGTGGAAATCGAAGAAGAGAAAACTGACGAAGATTGGGATTCTGCAGAAAAACCTAAAGAGAGTTTTGACTGGAATGAGGTCGGAGAAGAACTAGGAGTTCATGCGAAAACTAGAGAAGAGTTCGTTTCCCAAGTTAAGGATATGATGGCTAACCCTGTAAAGGACAATGACGCTATAAATAACTTACAAGAGTTCTTAAAAAATGATGACGCAGCATTAGTTAAAGCTGATTTAGAAGCAGCTAACTATGATGAGGAGTATATTACAGATACTGTATCAAGATTACAGGATTCTGGATTATTAAAAAGAGAAGCAACCCAAATAAGACAACAGCTTCAAAAATACATTCGCTCAGAAAGAGACAAGCTTAAAAATGCTAAGGTTTCATCTGAACAAGAAGAACGAGCAGGACAAGAACAAGCTAGAAAAGACTTACAAGGCCATATTAAGGGTAAGAAAGAGTTTTTTGGTGGAAAGGTGTCCAATGCTGATAAAAAAGAATTATACGGTTATATAACAAAAGGAGATTTTTCTAAAGAGATATTCGAGACTCACGCCAATGTTGCTGAGGCTGCTTTTCTTTGGAAGAACAAGAACAAGATTTTCAAGATGATGAAAACGCGAGGCGTTGAACAAGGGAAATCTTCTATTCTTGACAATATTACAGCTCCAAGTAAAACAACACGAAGTAGTAATTCATTCGAGACAAAGTCTGAGGGATTCGATGCTAAGGCGTTTTTAGGTTAAAATCTATAATAGGTTAGTTAAAAAATAATTAAATTTTAAAAAAAACAAAATGAAGGTTTATAATGCAAAATATGACCCAGCATATAACACAGCGGATAACTCCCTTGTAAATAATATGCTAAAGTACCCTGAGATTGCGAAGAAAATCATTGAATTGTATCCTCGCTACTCTATGACGTACTTACTAGAACGCCTAGGATTTGGTGCTTCTGAAAAAGTAATTGGTGGAAACTCTTTCGAGTGGAAAATCATGCAACGTTACAAGTCTCCTGCGAAATTAGACGTAGGTGAAGCTGGTAACTATGCAGCTGGTTCTGATTACACAATCAAAATTTCAAGTGAGGCTGGTGAAGACGAGTATTGTATGCTTGCTGTAAATGATGTAGTTCGCTTTAAATCAGGTGCTACTGCTTTAGTTACTTCTATAGGTACAATCGCTACTGGTGAAGATGGATTTACTTCGGTTGTTGTAAAAGCAATTGATGCTGATGAATCTGATAAAGTTGCAGGTGATGTAGTTGCCGTAATTGGTTCTGCTTTTGGACAAGGTTCATTAGGTGATGAAGTTGGTGAAGGTTATGCTTACCCAGAAACTCACAGAAACCACTTAACTCTTTCTCGTAGAAAGTGTAAAATTAATGGTATTGACTTACACGATGTAACGTGGGTTGAACACAACGGAAGTCGTCTTTGGTACTTTACTAAAGAACAACAAATGACTGACCAATTCATGTACGAACTTGAATTGAACAGATGGTTTGGTAAATCTTCTATGGATACTGGTATGGCTCATCCTGGTGATGCTGGTGACCCGACTAATGCTGGTCTTCCAATTATGGGTGACGGGATTTTAGCTCAGATTGCTGCTGCTAATCAATTCACGACTGCTGGTCTTGGAATTACTGAAGGCGAATTATTGAAATTTATCGGTACTTTATCTTTAAGTTCTTTAAAAGCAACTGGTAACGAATACGTAGTATTTACAGGAATGCAAGGAATGATTCAATTCCAACAAGCTATGACTGCTCACTTGGCAACAATGGGTTCTGCTGCAAGCTTAATTGCATCTAAGTCTGGTGAAGGTGTAGCTGTAGGAACTAACTTTACTTCTTACTCTGCTTTAGGTAACAACATCAAGTTGGTACACAACCCTTGTTTTGATGACCCGAATGTAGCTAACATGGAATCAGGTATTTCTGCTACTGGATTTAACACTTCTCAATTATCAGGTTTAATGGTAGTTATGGATATGAGTGTTCAAGACGGTGTAGCTAACGTAGAGCTTATCTCTAAAGGTGCTGAAGGATACAACAGAAACTATGTTAAGAAATATGTTGCTGGTATGATTAACCCGAACGACCCGTCTTCAATGATGGCTGCTAACGGTAATGATACTTTCGAATGTCATATCTTATCTGAGTCTGGAGTTATTATTCGTAACCCACAATCTTGCGGTGTAATTATGCCTGCTGGATTAACAATCTAATTAATTAAATTAAAAACTTTTAAATACAAATAAAATGGCTGAAGAAAAATACCTTAAGCAATACGAAAAATCCGCAACTGGTAATTATTTACTACGTTCACGCGGTATTCTAGCAAATATCATCACTCAAGGTGATGTTGATACAGTCCTAACTCAGGAAGACTCTGGTTCTGCTGTACTAGTTACTGTAACTATAGCTACAAATGTAGCAGTTACTTTACCTGCAGCTAAAGCTGGATTAGAATTCAAATTTGTTAACTGTGTGTCTAATGCAGCAGCTGGAGATTTAGTTATCTCTGCAGCAGTAGCAGGTACTATCGTAGCGTTATCTGCTGGTGATGCAGACGCTGATGGTGCAACAGACTTAGCAGCAGACTCTGTAACTATCGAAGCAGCATCTGTTGGTGGAGAAGTTATCGACTTTATCTGTGATGGAGTTAAATGGTTCGCATCGGTTAAGCAAAGTGCTCTCGGTTCTGTAACATTTGCATAATAATTAGAGATAATTATAAAAATATTCACCCCTTCTTCGGAGGGGGTGTTTTTTAACTTAACAATAAATAAAAGCAAGATGGAGATTACTAAAAACCTTATTCATTACACGCACAACAAGTACAAAAAAATTACCAACTTCAATTTTGGTAGTGCGTACAAAGACAAGACAGGAAGATTACACGAATTAAAAGACATTAATGGGCTTGAGCAACAATTTGTTACAAGTAGAGCGTCTTTTATTCTTAATACTTCTTTGGAAGGGGATATTTTAACAGATAATTGGTTAAAGACTCACCCGTCTATAGAATCAGCTTGGACTCGTATTGATATACAAGAAAAAGAAAAGCAAGATACTGCAGATACTTTAGATTCTGCTCAAGCAATTATCGAAGCTGCTAAAATGAACGTAGAAGATGTTATAACTTTTGCTAAACTAAGCAAGATGAACATTAAATCTAATACAGACGTACTAAGAGCTAAGGTTATTAAGATTGCTCAAAACAGTCCTGAGAAGTTTATGGAAACTCATTTTGACCCAGAAAAAGATTATAGAGTATTTATTCTAGACGCTTTAAAGTCAAAAAATCTTACTTATAAAAACAGTACTTTTATGTACGGAAAACAAGCTATTGGTACTAACGAAGAACAGGTGATTGTTTGGCTTAAAGATAACAAAGACATCTTTGCTTTAATCAAGCACGAACTTAGAGGAGAAGAACCAAAAGCTAAAGTAAAAACTAAAGTAAAAGCTTAATAAATGGCAGTAGCTATAAGTAGTGATGCGATAGGTAATATATACCCAAGGATAAGACAAATTGTAGATAGGGAAGATACAGCGTATTTCTCTGACTCTCAATTACTTATGTTTACGGAGATGGCTACCGATGAGTTCTTGCAACAATACTATACCATCTTTGAATCTAGCCAAGATGCTAGAGACAAGCTGGAAGGATTGGTTGTAACTCAGTCCGTGTCTCTTGCTTCACCATTTTCAATAGCGTTAAGTGGTTTAAGTAGCACTTATTATAGATTACTTTCTGCTAGGTTAACAATTACACCCAACACTTCTGTAAAGATTATACAACTTGCTGATTACTCTGCATATATAAACGACCCTTTCAATAAGGCTGATGCACATAATCCTGTTATATATGAAGAGGGTGGTAACCTTAAAGTTTTAGGAATAATGAATACAACCTCAATAGATTTAACTTATTTATCTTACACCACAGTTTGGTCTGATTTAAGTAATCATTCCTATGAGGAAATAGCACAGATTGCTGCAAGAAAAGTTTTACAATCCCTAGGCGACCCTAGATACCAGCTTATGCAAGCTGAGATTCTAGAAAGGCAAACAGCTCTAGGGGGCGGAAAACGTGGTAATTAGAAGGCGCTTTATGCTCCCTTGCTTTGAGAGGGCGGTTGTGGTGTTAACTACACCGCCCTTTCTTTATTTAAAAAAACAAATATGGCAACATTAAACGAAATAGCGTACAACATAAAAAACATCGTAGAAGGTGGTGTAGCTTCAGATGACTCTAATTTATCTATGAGACAGATAAAGTATATGATTCATGCAAAGAGAGCTGAAATACTTTTAAAGTACACGGATAATGGAAGGAAAACTTCTGAAGCCATGTATCAGATAGACGTAATCACTCCAAACGTGGAAGGGACTACTTATAAGCCTTTTGTAGGCTTTAACAATAACAGAGCGATACGAAGTATCGTCTACAAGGATTCAGACTCTGTAGACGCTGATATGGAGTTATTGGCTATAGTGCAAGACCATGATAGGGTTTTCATTCAAGAGTCGAGGTTTATGCGTAATGTTACTAAGAAGCATGCGTCACTCACCCCAGATAAAGTTTTTGTATTTGAAGGGGACTCTACAGTGTCTGGAGGTGTTTTAGAATTTAAAGCTATATTCTCAGACCCAACTACTGTAAGTTCTTACGTAAGCGATGACGATACTCAGTATCCGTTCCCTACAGAGTTATTGAGTATTTTAACTCAAGACATTATAGGTAAAGAAGTAGTAATGCTTTATAATCTTTCAGCAAACACTCCAAACAATCAAACGGATGAAAAAACCAAGTCTAAAAAAGTACAAAGATAAGTATGTTAGTCTTAGGGATATATATAGAACCATTAGGAAGGGGTTAATATTTAACAATAGGCAGATGTCTTATTCTGTTTACTTCAATATAATGGTTGCCTTTCTTCAGGAACTGATAAGGGAAGTCGCTCTAGAAAAAGAACAAGTAGAGCTACCTCACAAGATGGGTAAGATGTATATCAAGAAAGAGCTACATAAAAGACCGTTTCATGTGCAGATAGATGTAAATGAGTATGAGCGAACGGGGGAAATAATTAGATACAAAGTGCCTATACTAGACGATTATTACAATAAGTTAGTTTGGGAGAGAGCATCAAAGTATAAGCGATATAAAATATTACCTTTAAAAAGGTTTAAGGAAATAATTAATACTGTAAAAGAATACTAGTATGCAACCAAGAATTAGTGTAAAACAAGTAGTAGCGGCAGTTATTAGAAATCTAGGTGTGCAAGATGCAGCTAGAGAATTTAGTACTTTTGTTGAATGGGCATTTGAAGCGGAAAAGAAGATAGGAACATTTAAAACGTTCGTAACTAAAGAAGCTACAATATCTATATCAAACAAGCAAGCTGCTTTACCAGAAGACTTAATAGAAGTCATAGATGTAAAAAACGCTAACGATGTATATTACGAACCACAGACTAAGTCTTTTAAGACTTCAAACACGCAGAACTTAAGTTATAAGTATTACCTAACAAGTGGGTTTATACAATTCTCAAGCGTTGCTGATTCATCTATACAGATTAGTTATATAGCTTTAGATACTGACTCAGATGGATACCCTACTATGGAAGCTAACCATGAAGATGCTGTATCTCATTATATAATGTACAAATACAAGGCGAGAGATTACTACAATCAAAAACTGCCTAGATATATTTATATGGACATGAAGCAAGAATGGAGTAGATTGTGCGCTCAAGCTAGAGGTAATGATAACATGCCTAACAGGAATCAGATGAGAAATATATCCAAGATTTGGAATAGTTTAATTCCTGTAAATGCTAACCACTCTAACTAAGACTAACAATGGCTAAAACGGTAAGACAACAACTCTCAGATTTAGTTGCTGGTAAAAAACCTAACTTATTTTATAAGGGTTTAAATACAGACACTGACGAACACATCATAAACAATAGCCAATATTCGTCAGCGATGAATGTTAGATTGAATGCTAAAGATGGAGATTTAGGTACTATACAGAACTTACAATCTAACCATGTGGCGGGTAATATTGGACTTGTTGGATATAAATTTTCTCATACAGAGACAGCAGATAAGCTTTGGGTTTTCGGAAGCGGAACTCCTTTAAACCAAACACTTTTCAAGATAACATTTAAATTTGGGACTACTGGTGGATTTCACTCATTTAACGGAAGTGATGGTTACGATGTAGACACAACTTCTGGTACATTTAGTCAGGGGTCGTTTCAGTATGATACAAGTTACTATTCTAATCAAGACTTATTGCTACATTGTTTTGAGGTTATGCGTAATGATTCAGCTTTTACAGATGTAATGTCTGTTTCTTTGCATCCAGCCTCAACGAAGTATGGTCCAGTAAGCTTAATATTTATACCTGTAGACCAATCTTTAACCCCAAACTCTGTAGGTATCACTACCTACTTATCAACCACTTTAGCTTTAGGGCTTGATGGCGGGACTGCAACCAGTATATCTACTTCAATTGACACGTGGAATGCTTACTATTATTCACAAACAGTCCCTCTACTATTACAACCAGTTTCATTAACATCTTTCAGTTCTTATATTGCTGCGGTATGTTATATTAGCGAGTACGTTCAAGCTGTTGTTAAAATATTTGTAACAGAGACGGGTGAAATATCTTCTGTATCTCCTGTTGTTTTTGCTGACTTCTCTATATCAAACAACTATCAAGCTATTAAGGTAGAGAAAATAGAGGAGAACCAGAACTACAATAGAATATACTGGACTAATGGTATACACCCTATTAAGACTGTAAACTTAAATTCTAACAGTACTTTTTATAACAATTTCGATAGTCCTGACGACTTTAATTTATTTTCAAACTCCCCATTAAACCCACCAGAGATAGTTTCAGTTACAGATAGTGGAGCTGTAAAGTGTGGTAGTTGGTCTTATTGCTATAGGCTTATAACTTCAGATGGTAAATATTCTGTAGTATCTCCTATAACAAACCCGCTACCTCTACTATTGTCTTCTAAATCAAGTTCTTACGAATCTGCTATAGGAGGGAATGTATCGGAAAACTCAGGTAAGTCAATATTTCTACGTGCTAATGATATAGATACTGTATACTCTAGAATACAATTAATAGGTATACAATACTTAGATAATCATGGGGGTGCTGCATTCTTTTTATTAAAAGATGAAAAGATAGATTCTTCCACCGTAAATCTAACGCATACTGGAAATGAAATAACCACACCTATAACTGCAGCAGAAATATTATCTAAAAGTAATACGTGGGATATAGCTCAAGATATAACTGTAAAGGACAATAGGTTATTAGCTGCTAACTTACAAAACACATCATCATCATTAATAGAGGATAATAACACCTTCAGAGTAAAGTCTTGGAAGCATACGGCTGCAGCTGCAGATTTTGATACAGCGCCTGGTTCTGGGGCGTACCAATCACATACTGAATTAAACAACCCTGAGATATACGAAGAAGACCTTTATAAGTTAGTTGCGACTGATACCAATGACCACAGGTACGCTTACGCAGGAACTGGAAATACTGAAAAAATGTTATTCGGGGCTAGTACTGAAGGATACGAAGTTTCAGATTCAAATGGAGTATATGTAACATTTAAACTTAAAAAGTTTACTTTAGACAAAGCAGACTATTGGAGCAAAATAGCTACTGACGACCCAGAGTACCCTCAGAACAGTAATGATGATGGTTATTGTGAGCCACCATTCTATGGTCCTTTATCTAAAAGCGGGGAAGATGGATATTTTGATAACTACAAGAACCCAGTATTTGCTCAAAAGCATGTAGGTTATATGCGTGATGAGATATATCGTTTTGGTATACAGTTATTTGATAAAGAAGGAAACCAAACATACACATACCCTGTAGGTGATGTTAGATTCCCGCCAATAGAATCTGACTATAGGGTATTAGGAACTACCCCTGGTGATTACACGCCTATTGCAGGTGGTGAAGTAAACCCTCTTAAATATGTTTTATGTGATAATAATGGTGATGGGTACATACTTTACCCAGAGTTTAGGGTTAAGTTATCAAATGCCGTTGTTAAAAACATTTCTGGCTTTAATATAGTTAGGGCTGTAAGAAACGATACAGACAAAAGAGTTATAACCACTGGTTTGTTAAATAACACTCTTAGTTATAAAAACGCTACAGGTAATGGTCATTTTAAAAACAGGCTAGGGTTAGATAAGCAGAATTTATTTACACAAGTAACTGGTTCTGCTGCGTTCGGAGATTCGGAACAGAGCTCTTTGGTGACTTTAGATTCTCCAGATGCAATGTTTGGAGTCTTTAACTATACAAGTAATCAGTCTCATCAAATAAAGATAGCATCTAAGTTATTAAATAAGAGCTACTTAAATACAGACAAGCCTACAGGTTCTACAGACAATCACTTACACATGGATAACAGTGGTGATGAAGTTACTTGGATGAGGGATAATAATACTAATAGTATTTTTTATGCTGCTCCATTTGCTTCTGACTATACAGTACCACCTAACAATCTTCATTTAGAGCAACTATCAATGTTTTCTAAATATTATTCAGCAGATGTTGAAGACCATGCTCTTACATTGTCAGGTAACTCATCTTACTATATAAAAAACATTCATTACGGTCAGCTTGTGGGTGCTGGAGAAATTGTACCTAGCTCACTTACCACAGAAACTAAAGATTTTGTTAATGCTGCTTGGATATATTCTTCTTCAGACTCTGACCAAACCCTAGATAGTCATGATTTAAATGCAATATCTTTAAGCTCTTCTCTTATATATAGAGAGAGTGGTAAGACTCAGCATGGTAATGCGACTATTCTAATTGCTATGGATAGTAATGAGGTTTTTGATATGGACCATGCTAACCTAGACATAGCCTCTTCGGCTATACGGGTTGAGGGTGGTAGTTATGCTGCAGCCAAAGGGTACGCAAAAATAATCAACCCAATAACAGTTGCTTCTGGGCAGTACGGAGGTAGTACTGTTACTAACTTTGAAAATACAAGATGGATAAGCACTGGAGCGTCCGTTCACGGAAGTGAGCTTAGTTCAGAAAGTGAAATGATAGTCCCTGTATTTGGTGGAGATACTTACGTTAATATGTTCTCTTTAAATAAGTTCCATAAAAACAGCTACGGAGAAAATACCACTTATAGAATAACTCAAGGAGTTGTATTCCCTGTAGAGTCAAGTATAAATATAGACCTAAGAGAGGGTGGTTATTTCGGGAAAGATAGACCCAACCTAAACAAGGAAGATGACTATACCTACAATAAGTCTTACTCTGCTTCAAATAATTTAAAAAGTTTTCCATCTAAAGATTCTGATATAGATTTAGTAACGGATTTCAAAAACATGGTAGCTGTTTCTAATGTTAAGGTAGCTGGCCAGACACAAGATGCATTCTCTAGATTTGATGCAAATGAAATATTTGAAGTTAACGCTAATTATGGCGCTATAAACAACTTAGCTCTATTTAGAAATAACGTATACGCTATACAGGAAAATGCAACATCTATATTATCAATAAATACTAGAGCTTTAATTAATTCTAAAGATGGTTCGGCTATATCAATACAAAGTGCTTTAGGTACTGGAAGTGTTATAGAGCGTAATGACTACATAAGCACAAAGTACGGTAGTCAAAATAGAATAAACTCAACTTCTACAGACTTAGGTTTGTATTGGTATGATGGAAATAATAACACAATTTGTGAGGTTGATGTAAAGTCACCACAGCAAGTTGCTGATATATCATCAATCAAAGGATGCTCTTCTTTGTTGAGTTCTATTGAGAATGTAAAAATATATGACAACCCTCTAAATGTAAGTACATCGACTGGTAGTGAGGGAGGTATAAACATTGCCTACAACCCTATATATAACGAGTTACTGTTTAGTATTAGTCATTACTCTTCTGGTATGGTTTATAAAACAATAGCCTATGATGAAGCTTTAGGAGTTTTCACTTCAGAAAGAAGCTACAGCACGTTCATTAGTACGTACCATAAAGGTATTCTTTATACTGTAGGTACAGACAACGGAACTAACGTAACATCTAATCACGTCAATAGAAAAACAATATACTCACACGACACCCTATCAGCGACATACAACACCTTTTATGGTATAGCTGGTGATAATCCTTTTGTGGAATTCACGAACAACGAAGAGACTGTAAGTCTAAAGGTTTACGATAAATTAGTTGTGAATAATAATGGAACGTCTGATTCTCGTATTTTTAGTACATTTGCTTACAGTACGAATAACGATGCACTGTCCAGTTTAGATTTGTCGGTAACTGAGATAGATAGAATGGGTGTTGGAAAACACATAATTCCTATACATAAAGATACGGGAAGATTTAAAGGTAACTACTTAAAGGTGAAAATGACTCAATCAGAAAATCCAACCACTCAAGGATTTAATTTATTTTCAGTTGTTAGTCATTATAGAAAAAACATTATATAATGAGAAAATTAGACATAGGAAAACAAGCTAAAGAAAGAACTAAGTACGAGATACTAGCGGAAAGAGAGGCTGATAGATTAAGTCAATACGACCCAGAAGGTACGTCTTATCATAAGGTGAAATATACTGGAGAGACTTTTCAAAGAATGTTCCCTCAACTGTCTGAGAAATACGGGTTTACGGGAAGAGGTAAAGAGTTACTTATTCCTTACAATGCCGAGAGCCCAGGTACGCAACTAGAACCTATAGGTCTTTCTAGTATTCCAATAGAGAATATAGCCCAAGAATTAAGAGGGGAAAGAAAGGTAGAGCACGTAAAGAAGATAGAAAAACCAATAACTAAAGAGGTTAATAAACCTAATAGACTTCAAATAATTGCCGCAGTAAACCCTGAAAGCGTAGATGAATCTATGTATGATGGTAATAGGTTTACGAATGTAGGCTTCATGGAGTACGACCCTGTCACAAACGAAAGAAGGTCTTTAAAACCAACCCCTGGTTCAGATACTTTTGCTAATCAATTAGGTACATGGCAAGATGACTTTAAGAGTCCTCACGCTCAGCCTGTTGTTGATTTTACGTCTTCAGACGGGCAAAGGATACATGGTGGTATTGATTCATTGATGGAGGTTTATGGAGACACACCTAGATTATCCACTATACACGAACAAAATAAAATGAAAAAAACTAACACCCCAATCTCTTATAGTAATGGAGGTGAAGTAAAGAAATACCAAACAGGTGGTGAAATAGTGAACCCATACTCTTGGAGTAATCCAGGCGAATCGTCTATGCCTAACTTGACTCAACCTAACCAAACTACTATCGACCCACTTCAGGCTGATACGGTTTTAAGTAGTGCTCCATCTCCAGCCCCACCTACTGACCCTGGTGGCGGGAATCAGATGGGTAGTTTTACTAACTACTTAGATACAGGAATGGAGGTTTATGGAAGTATAGCGTCAGGAATTCAAGGGACTAAAGATTTCTATAAAGGCTCAGACGATAGTATTGATTACGATGTAAAGCAAGCGACTAAAGATTTTAAAGACGCTAGAGGAGCTAAGGCTGAAGGGATAGGTAACGCTGTAGGTACAGCTGTTGGTTCTGCCTTTCTTGGTCCTGTAGCAGGTAAGGCGATAGGTAAGGCTGCTGGGTTTTTAGCTGACGAAGGAAGTAAGCTTTTTGGTGTAGGTAAAAAAGCTGAAGCTCACATGGATGAAGAGTTAGGCGAAAGCATGGATTACAATCAAAATGAAGAAAGAGCTGCAGTTCAAGCTCAAAATGCAGAAAAACGACAAAGTAATGTTTCTAATTACTTAAAAGAACTCTCTAGCCCTCAAGGTTATGCAGAGCTAGGAGGTATGTTATATGGTAACTCGCACACTAATGGTGGGATTATGATAGAAGCAGAAGGTGGTGAGTTTATTACAAAGAAGTCGGCTATGTCTGATGATGCTGTAAAAACAATTACTGGAACGAATAAGCAAATAGTATCAAAAATTAATGCAAACGCAGGAGGAAAGAATCCATTTCCTGGAGGAAAAATAAACACCTATGGCTGATAAGAAGAGTAATATAGCAAAGTACCAAAAACAGATAGATAATAATAAATATCTACAGTACCTTATATATGTAACATACAAAGAAGAGGCAGGTAAAACCTCTACGGGGATGCCTAACTTAGGTTCGTTCAATGAAAGCAACGACCCTAAAATTGGAGGTAACTCATCAGCTTTCGGTATGGGTCAATTCACTGCGGACACTCGTAACGACATATTAAAGAAATATGGTATCGATGCCTGGAGTGAAGACAGGAAAGAACAAGAGGCTGCCGTTATAGCCCTAACTGAACATAGGGGTTATTTAGCTCAAGTATCAAACGGTAGGTTTGAAAGTTTAGCAGAGAACGGCCCTTGGGAAGCTTTTAAATCACCTGACTCAGAAATATTAAATTTCTTTGAGCAAGGGGATTGGAATATGGAATTAGAAGATATGAGAAATGGCGCAAGATTTGCCCCTCAAGAATCTATTGCCAACATTAACCCTGAGATATGGGCACTGAAAGAAAATATATACAAAAGTAAAGGAGTTAACCCGTTAGATAATGCATCTGAAGGTTCTGACGCATCTATAGAGTCTAAAAGAATAATTAAAGAACAAATGGAAGAGCTTGAAAAAACTCTACCAAAAGGTGTTGATAATGCAGGTGAAAGAATACAAACTAGAGCAACCGCATTAGAAGCTTTAAATAAAGAGCACGGTCTGGGTGTTTATAAAACTCCAGACTTTAAAGGTCTTACATGGAAGAAAGAAGCTTACGGAGAGACTAATGCAAAGATATTTAAGCACTTAGGCTTATCTTATGATGAGGATAAGACTTTCTTGCAGAACGCGGAAGACAACGCAGACAAAGAAGGTATAGATAGAGCTATTCAGTTTGAGGGTAAGTTTAGAGAGAAACTTTTAAGCGATATGAGCTTCAACGAATACGAAGACATATACGCAGAAGAAGATTACAATATATTTACCAACATAATCTACCCAGATAAAACTGTAGGTCATGTATTAAGAGACCAAGAGGCTGCTGACTACAAGGCAACAGGTAAAGCGTCTTTAGATAAGATACAAGCCGTATTAGATAATGCTGACAAGTACAACTTAAGCGCTTCAGACAGAAGGGCTTTAGTAGCTCAAAAAGAGGCTGTTTTAAAGTCGTTAAAGCAAACTAAACGATTTGAGCTTATAAGTCCAAACCAAAAAAGAACTGAACAACTAAACCAATTCGTTGGTATTCATGGTATTACTGAGCAGGAAAAGAAACCGATGCAGTTCCATCTTGACATCTTTAAGGAGGCTGACAAATTTACGGATAATATATCCACTCCTGAAAGAATACAAGCAGACGCTCAGGAGGAGATGGTTAACCTTGAAGAAGAGAAAGAGGAAGAGAAAGAAAAACCAAAAGCTCCTGCTTACGACCCAACAGAAGGAGGTAAGTATGTAGATGTTCCTAATGTAGCGGGAGCAGAACATACAGACGAAACTACTACAGAAGGCTTGTTAAATGAAGAGCAAGAGGTTACTTTAAGTGAGAGCAATCAATTAGCCCCACCTACCCCTAAAACAAGAGTTGGTAAAGTTCTAGCCACGCTACAAATCGGAGGGCAAAAAGCTTCCGACTTCCTTCAAGATAAAGGTATTAATTCTGATAGCGTTAATAACGCTTTGAGAGCTGGAGCAGGTTTACTATCTTTATACGATGCTACGAGAGAAGATAAAGTTAACAAAGCAAAAGTATCGCCTTTAATGTTAGAGGCTGTACGTAAAGCTGATGAGATTTCTGAAAATGGTATGCCTTACGAACAACAAATGGCTGCGATTAAAGACATGAATAACGCCTACGCAGGTGCTATGAAGAATGTTATGGCTATCTCTGGTGGGCAAAGAGGTGCTGCATTAGCTAATATGGGCGGTGTAGATGCTGCTAGGGTTAATGGTCTTGTGGATTTAGCTGCTAAAAGTTCAGACATGAGAATGGAAGGTATGAAAATGTACCAAACAGCTGTAGGTGAGTATACTAAAACGAAACTTACTGCAGATATGTCTAACGAAGCATTGCAAAAGAAATTAGATATGTCTAGAAAAGATAGATTAGCTAAAGTTGGTTCTACTCTTTACGAGCAAGCTATGGAGTTTAATAGAAACTTCAAAGATGAAGACACAAACACAGCATTGCTGGATGCTATAGCTGGAATTGATGACGTTACTAAAAGTGCTGAAGCTAATAAGTTAGCTCTAGAAAATTTAACGAAAATATCTGAGTCAGGGTTTGACCAGATACAAACAGGAAAGTAGATTATGGGATTAGATTTTTCAAAAATTTCCAACGCAATGACTACTTTTAGTAAGTCTCCTGCTGCGAGAAAACAGAACAAATACGGTATACAGGAAGCTTTATTGGTAAAAGACTTGCAAGAGCAGAAAAGAGCTAACGAGCTAGCCTCCTATTCAGCTACAGCAGCTGCAATGCAAGAAACCTCTTCAATAGCCCAAAAGCTTGGCGTTAGGGAGAAGGATATTCCTTTGCTATCTCAAAAAGTTCAAGGTGTAGGTACTAGGATAAGCGATAAAATTAAGAATGATTTTGGTGGAAACTTAGACCATTTTTACAGAAGCATAGGTCCAGAGTTTTTACACTCATTAAACTTAGAGTTGTTTAACGACCCTGAAGTTAGAGCTATATCACAAAATGTTTCTGAGTACGCTAAATTCATAGACTTACAAACAAAAGGTAAACCACTATTTAACAGGCAGGTTGAAGAAGAGGCTGCCTTTAGGGCAGGTGAAGGAGATACTTTTGATTTTGGTTTAGCTATGGTAGACTGGGAATCTCCAAGTGAGGGTTTCTTAAATGACCACATAGGAGAGGATAGAGTAGATGTTTATTTAGGTTTTGGAAATAATATGCAGATAGCATTACAAAACATAAAAAGAGAGTACAGGTTAACTCCAGAGCAATTAGAGGACGTCACTACAGAAGACATACGAGTATATACTAATAAATACGTAGGAGCTCAAGATGGGTTTAGTAAAATTAGAGGCAACGCTTCCAATAAGTCTAAAATAGCAAACACGTTAAATTCTGCCATGGCTAACATGGGAACTATAGACGCTAATAAAATCAACTTATTCAACAAAGACGCTGCATATCAAGGTAAATTAAAGCCTTTCTATGAGTTAGGGTTGATAGAAGATAGAGAGTTGGATGGAGTTAACGTAAAAGGTAAGGCTATGTTTACTGAGAATTTAACTCAGCTAGTGGAAGCTTACTTTGAAACTGCTATGGATTATTCTAATGACGGATTACTATTAGGTCCTGATGGAGCTACTGTAGAGATAGGTCAATTAAGTGATGCAGATGGTGGAGGCTTATATGATGAGACTGGAATTAAAATGGAAGGCGCTACCTACAATGACAGCTTTAGAATACTTGGTGGTATAATGGCTTACAAGACTTTAGATAACGGGAAGTTGATAATGAAAGACGAGATGACTGAAGAGTTAGAAGGTCGAGTAAAATCTACTATCGTAGTCGCTATGCAGAACGATGGATACGCTTTAGGTGGTGACACGTTTGGTTGGGGTCAAGAAACCATATACAAGGAGATAGACTTCTCTAACCCTATTAAGGCAGAGAAACTTAACAACTTGATTAAGTTTGACGAAGAGCAGTATAACAAGGATTTGTCTGAAACTGGAGAGGCGTTAAAAGAAAGTAAAGAAAATGTTACATTTGCTGATATTAATTACAATTCCAAACCTAAAAGGCTTAAAGAGTTTGCAGCATACCACGATGAGACTTTAAGACAATCTTTTAATAGTTTAGGTATCAATGAACCTTCTTTAAAGATGCGTTCAATTATGCTAGCTATATCATTACAGTCAGGTAAAGGTGAAGAAGGTCAAGCTCGTTACTTAAAAGAGGTTTATAAGATGTATAACTCAACTGACAATCCTGCTGCTCATAGTGCGCTGCGGAGAGATGACGCAGAAGGGTTCTTGAAAGCTCTAATAGAAGATTTCGAGGTCAAAGGAATATCAACACCAGAAGACTTAGAGCAGTTTAAGATTGTTATACAAGAAACTGCAACATCAATCCATAATTCGATTAAAGAATAAAAAATGGCAAACGAAGTAGGTACTCCAAAAGAAGATGTTAAAAAATATGATTTCAGTTTTGCTACTGAAACTCCATCTATAAGTACGGCTAACGCTACTGTTCCAAGTCAGGGCTCAGTAACCACCGACCAGGGTTTAGAAAAAACCCCCGACCAAACCTCTCAAGAATTGTTTGGAGGTGGGTTTAGTGACGAACAGAGAACTGATATAGATAAATACAACAAAGCTGTAGCTGCCGAAGAAGGTAAAGAAGCTAAAGACCATAGTATGGGTTATGGAGAGGCTACTGGTCGTTCTCTTTTGACAGGTTTGGGTGATGTATTTGATGGTTTTGGTGACGCTTTGGATTGGGTAGATGGTACTCCAGATACAAGATTAGTAGATTCTGAGGTATCAAAAGAGCTTTACGGATTAGATGTACATAAGCCTATCGCAGATTGGTTTCATCAGATGGGAGCAGACCTACAACAATACGGAGATTCAGTTCCTGGCTTAGAGAACATGGAAGATGTCACTTGGGCTAGTCTTATGGATGCTGATTTCTGGACAACTCAATGGGCTAGAAGTATCCCTTTCTCTTTAACCTTCTTCATACCAGGTGCTGGTGGAGCGAGGGCAGCAGGAATGCTATACAAGGGTGGTAAATTACTTAAGACAGGTTTTAGTGCAGGTAAAATGCTATCTAGAACAGGTTTAGTTACTGCAGTTAAAGGGTCTAAAATAGCCAAAAGTGCAGTACAGTTCGCTGGTGGTGCAGCTGCTGGTAACATGTCTGAAGGTGCTATCATCGCAGGACAGACTTTGAATGACGCAATAGAACAAGGAGTGCCATTACCTCAAGCTTCGATAGCTGCAGCTGATGTATTTAGAGATAACTTATGGTGGATGGCTGTAGATGGTTTACAGTTAGCTATGTTTACAGGTACGGCTAAAGCTTTAAATCCTTTCTCTAAGAGTATCAGAGCAATGAAAGCTCCTGGTATGAAAAGATTAGTTCAGCAAATGGCTAAGGTTTCTGGGTATGCTTTAACTGATGGGGTTTTCGAACAATTCCAAGAGGTGTATCAAGATTGGTCTATGAAAAAAAGGATTGCTGAGCAAAAAGGCGAAGGGTTCATGGATTACCTTGACTACTTTAACAGTCAGGAAGCTTTACCTACAAGGGTAATTGCCTTTACTTCTTCACTTGCCATTACTGGAGCTAAGACATCTTTAGATGTTTCTGCAGAAAGGAAAAGATTGTTTACTGAAAAGTTAGCAAAAGATGGTTTAGTACAAGAACGTCTTGAGATAATGAATCAAGAGTTAGAGGATTATGACATGGAGGGTAAAAAAGGAACTCCAGGTGATAGACTTACAGCGGTTAAAGCGAAAGAGGAATTGGCAGCAATGCAAAACAATCAGCTTTTCGCTCTTATGATACGTACTATTGCTGACGGTAAAGCAGAAAACTTTACAGAGTATATACAAAACAGAATGGATGAAGGTGCAATGCCTCAAAGACAGTTTGATATATATGCTAATACAGTAAAAGAATTACAAGCAATAAAAGCACTTGCTCCAACTTTCCTATTAAACGGAGAAGAGGAGTCTTATTTGTTACACGCTTTATTCGAGAAAGAACAAAACACAAAGACTTACAAGGAACAACTTGAAAGACTAGAAGGAGAAAAGGTAAAGATAGAAGAGTCTGATATAAGTATTGCTTATAAGAAGAAGCAGATTGCTGGGTTGGATAATGAGCTATCTAACCTTGCTGAGACGTGGAAGAAAGTAAAGCAAGCTACCAAATTGAAGGTGGACGATATAATGAGCGACAACGCTAATCGCCGTCAAGAGGAAAGAATAAACAAGGAAGTTGTACCAGAGCTAAAAAAGATAATAGCTAAAGAAGCTAAGAACGAAACCTTAACTGCTGAGGAGACAAAGCTTGTAGAGGAGAATAAGTCTAGGTTTGAGTCTATTAAATCTAATGAAAGACTAAAGGACGCTACTAAAAAAGTAGGTAAAAATTTCACTAAGGTAACTAACCCAGTAAAAGACAATACAGATTTAATCTTTCAAAAAGAATTAAAATCTAAAGGTAAGTTCCGTAAATACCAAGAAAAAAGAGTTGATGCTAATGGTGTCGTAACCACCACTACTACTACTGAAATAGATATTGTAAAGACGTCTAATGAGTATCAGGAAAGTAGAGAGAATAAAGAGTTACAAGTAGAAGATATAGTTACTAAGCAAAACAATGGTGACCAAATATCTAATGAAGAGAAAGAGCTTTTAAAGACAGAGAAAGTTCTACACGAAAAGGTAAAAGCAAAAAAAGCAGAAGCCTTAGAAGCAGAGGAAGCAGCTAAATTAAAAGCAGAAGAGAAAGAAGCTGAAGAAAAAACTGAGGAAGGGAAAGCAAAGAGCAAGGAAGAGACTGAGCGTAATGCTGCTCAAAAGATAATAGAAGATTCAAAGGCTAAATTGTTCTTTGGTTTAGCTCCTAGATTTATAGACCCTAAGACGGGTAAACTGACTGAGGCTACTCAAATTACAATGGGTCAAAGATACCAATGGGCTCAAGGGTTAATGAATGACAATCCAGATGTTGGTGTGTATTTTGACAGCAACTTAACTGATGAACATGGTAGAGGTGCTCAAGGAGCAGCTATAGGTTTGTCTATCTTTATCAACCCTGACTTAGCAACACAAGAGGTATTTCTTCATGAGAAATGGCATGTATTGCAGCAGTTATTTGCAGGCACTAAAGAGATTACAGCTCTATTGAAAGAAGTTGTTAGTCAGCCTATATATAAGCAAATAAAAAACCAACATCATGTTAAAATTATATACTCTAAGAATGGTTCAAACACATCACTAGGCTCAATACTACAAGACAATCCTAGCATGTTATCGTGGACTAATTGGACTAAAGAGAACGGGTTTACTAATGCACCAAACCCTTCAGTTTACTCTTCTTATATGGCTTATTTAGCTCCTCTATTATCGGAGTTAGGATATACTCAACTTGCTGATAACCAGCAAAGCGACATACAAAATGAAGCTTTAGCTACGGCTGGTGGATTCCAGGAAGCTAATGATTCTACTTACTTCACTCAATCTAAGAGAGAGACTAAATTCCAGAAAGGATTAAAGTCTGCTTGGAAGATGATAAGCACAATGCTTAACAAGGAGGCTTCTACAGAAATCATTAGAAGCAACTTCCCTTCATTGTACAACGAAGACTTCTCTATTATGTTAGAGAATGCACGTGAAGAGTTTTCTAAACCAAACAAAGAAAGAAACTACGAAGCTTTTAAAAGAGTGGATGGAGTGTTCTATTTACAGAATGTAGATAAGTCATTCGCTAAATCTAGCTTAGAACAAGCTATGTTAGCTAACCTACCTACTATTGACTCTCAAGTTAATGCTGTATTGAATAGGTTTACAAACACAAAAGGAGGCATGCCAGAAGATATGGATATGCGTTCAATGATAAATGACTTATTTAGTAATAGAAGTACTCTTATGCCTACTCTATTAGACCATTCTAAGTATGGTTTAGATAAGAGTCAGAAAGATATTATAGATAAATACTACAACAGCAATGCGTCTGAGGTAGATAACTTGTTGGGAGGTTTCTATTTCCAACAACTACAAGAGAAGGTTTCTGAAAGACACGAATCAGGAGCTATTAATGAAGAGATGTATGAGGAGTTAGAGGCTACCACAGAGGTTGCTTTTGGTAAGATTATATCTGAAGACTTTAGTAGAAAAGTAAGTGGTAGAGTCTCAAAACTTGTTGGTCAGTTCTTAGATGAACACAATAAAGACAAGACAGGTAAAGAGATAAAAAACAAATCATTCCTATACGAAGCACTAGAAGAGCAGTTAAGAGGTACGAAGCATGACTTTCATTTGTTTGAAGAGAATGTGGAGACTATTATAACTAACTCTAAAGTTTCTTTAATAGAGGGTGTGGAGAAAATAACAAAAGAAGAGCTTTTAGCTGAGTTTGTTATATACGCTCAATTAGAAATGGCTCACCCTGGAGATGTTTTACACTCTATGTGGCACTACTTCCGTTCTTTCACATTAGAACGTGCTAGTCAATGGACTGTATCTAAAGATGGTAAAGTGTCTTTGGTTGCTAGTATACCTGTTGGTAACGCTAGAGACGTTAGAAACTACGTCAATGGAAGTATAGAGTTGTTAGCTGATGGAGAGAACTCTACAGAAAACATTTTTATAGTTGCAGTACTAGAAGGGATAAGGGTTAAAAAAGTTTTATCAGAAGAAGGTACGGAAGCTGCTTTTAAAGAAAAGATGGCTAATCAAATAAGTAGGGAAAAGAATATATTAAATTTTGTGCAGAAGTTCTACAAAGAATGGGTAAGCAATAAAAATATATATTATGAGGATATAGCTGATATGAAAATTGAAGGTAAGAAGCTGCATAGCTTTTTTACTGACGAGAAGATAACAGAACTACAAGTTTCTCTTTTGAATATAGATTGGAGCTATTACCATAAAGAAGGTGTAGACACAGAAAGTAGACAATATCTAGAAAGTCAGATTAATGACATAGCAAACTCTGATAAGCGTATAGTTGGAAGTGCGGTTAAATTAAATGCTAAAGGTGTAAAAGAGGCAGTTTTAAGAACATACCTTATTAATGCTTTACGGGAAGATTATAAAAGATGGATAAACCTAGAGGAAAGCGAGCAAGTAAAAACTAAAGGGAAGAACATTTTATTTCGTGAGAACAAAAAAAGTTCTATACATTCTTATAAAGACAACTTCCAGTCTGCGTTTAAGTCTCTATACACGAACCTCTATAACGCTACATACTACCATGCAGGTAGAACAGCTTTATCAGGTATAACTAAAAACGCAGCAGGAGATACTGTAGACTTATTTACTAAGTCATCTAACATTCATAACAACCTAGAGACCCTATTAAGAATCTTACCAAAGATGGATAATAAAAGGTTTGAAAAACTTTTTGGTGGAAACTTAATTGCTTTCATAATGAAGCATAATGATTATGTACCTACAATAAGTACTAGTCTAGGTGTTTATAACGAAGGGGAATCTAAAGGTAAAAAGAACTCTCAAGTTAAAGCAAGAGTTCTTACCAACATGAGAATGATGCACCTTGTAGATAGCATCTTAAACGACTCAAGCTACTATAGTCATTTTGTCGGTCAGCTTGGAGATTCAAGTAGACAATATTATATAGACAACGCACCTGTATGGTCTGATTCAGATTTAGAAACAGCTTTTGTTTCTATTCAGAAAATGGTTAACAAGCCTACAAACATTGTTGAGGTAGGAGAAAAATTGTTTGACCAGCTTGTAGAAGATGGGCATATAAAAAACAAAGAAGACGAAAAAATAAAGCAGGCAGTTATTAAAGCTGCTAAGATGAATTACGTAAATAAGTATAGTTTTTCTGACCTTTATTACAACAGAACTAATGCACAAATAAAGTATGATGTATCTGGAGGTAAGGTAGAGAGATTAGTTACAGACTTATCTAAGCGTGTAAAGGGTATATCATCACCGCTTATAACTGCTCACGGGAAAAGAATAGAGCCTATAATCATAAAAGACCCTAGACCTTTAGGTATGCAGGTTGCTGATTCAGCTTCATACATAACTCCAGAGTACGCTAAGCTTTTAAAGATACAGTATGGAGAGTTTGAGGATATAGGTAAAAACCTAAAGTCATTGTACTACGGTCAGAATATGGACAACACTCAATTTGAGAACCAAATGGGAGCTGTTCGTATACCTATGTATCTTAAAACTCACACACACGTACTAACGAAAGATGCTATAAAAAAGCACCCTAACTTACAGTACATAAAAGATGTTCTTGATTACAGAGCTAAGCTACTAAACAACAACACTATACCTATCGTTTACTTTGATAGCTCTATTAAGGGTGGTTTAGTTCAGAGTCAAAAGGATAAAATGTCTTACTCTATGGAGGACATTAAGAATATTTCTGATGTTATAAAAAAGAATAAACCAACAGGAAACCTTTTCAGTAAGAAACAGGATGACTTGTATAAGTTTACAGACGAACAAGGTAACGCATCATACGGATTTGATGGAGAGAGCTTTGGTATACAAAACACATTAGATAATACAAATAAGACATCTATACTCTCTAAGCAATACGCTTCAAATACAGGAGTACTTAATACGATTTCTAACTTCGAGCAGTTAGGAATGACTGGAGTTGCGGCTTTAGGAAGAGTAAACGAATTACTTGGTAGCATAAAGTTAGCTCAATACGAAGAGAACTTTAAGAATAAAGACTTTGAAGAAATCTATACTGAAAGAGCGAAAGACCTTTACAGCTGGATGGATGGAAGAGCCGTTGATGAGTTAGGTTCTAGCTACATGGGTAATGTGCATTTTTACAATAACATTATAGCAAGTAACTTCAAGAAGAATGTAATGCAAACTAGGCTTCCTGGAACTCTTTCAACAGAGATGACGGATATTGGTTTTAACTATGTAATAGGTAAAGAAAATACTATTGAAGATGAGACCTTAAAGTCTTATAGAATAGAGGATGGTAAAGTACAGGTTGCTGAAATAGTAATATCAAAAACTCTTGCTACACAAAATGGTGTTAAGGTAGGGGATTTAGTATTTGCAGCTCGTATACCGAACTCTAAAATAGGGGATGGATTAGTCTTTAGAGTTAAAGAGATACTTAGTAATCAAGAAGGTAATGCAGTAATTATACCTTCTAGACATGCAGCTCTTATTGGTTCAGATAAAGATGGTGACCAGTTACACATTGCAGTACTAAACAAGAAAGACGAGTCTAAGTTAAAGGCATCTGAAAAACTTAAAAACGATTTACTAAGCTTCCTATTTGAATTGTATCAACAACCAGAAATGATGGAGCTTATTCTACAAGAGGTAGACTTTAGTTCAAGCATTACAGATAAGGGTTTAAATCATATTAAAAACAACAAGCTTACTGAGAGCGAGCGTAAGGAATTTGAGAGAGAGAAGGATGATTTAAGTATAATGGACGAGCAAGATATTCAAGATAGATTCATTGGAAACAATGTTATGCTTGGGATTGTAGCTTCATTAAACAGAGCCTTCAATTATTTCGCATCTGGAATAGGAGCTCAAAGGAACAATCAACTTAAAACTCAGATTAGATACCAAGAAGGTAAGCCTTTAAACTTTACTATAATAAACTCTTTAGGTAAGGTTGAGAAGTTAGGCTATATAGAAAACATAACAGACAACGATGAGAAGTCTTGGTTAAGCTACGCTCAGTTCTTAAACTTCATTATAGATGATGGTAAGTTTGGTAATAGAGCTAAATTTAAAATGCAAGAAGAGAGTGCAAACCACTTTGCTTTCATGTTGAGAATGGGACTTTCTTTAGAGACTGTTATTGATGTTATGTATGATAAGACTTACGTAAGCTACATTAAGGCTTTAGGTTCAGGTCTTACTAAGACTGAGGCCTTGAAGAAGGTTTCACAAATGAGCAGTATAAATAGAAGTACTGAAAGTGTTACTGCAAACTACAGAATAGATTTATCTGACGTAGGTGGCTTTGGTAATAATTTGTTTGCTTTTAATTCATTGATAGTTGCTTTAGATTCTTTCGGTAAAGAGATGAGAATATTCCAAAGAATGGCTTCTCTTGATAGCAAGATACCTACAAATTACTTTGAGGCTTATGTACTTGGAGAGCAGTTTAAGGATGCTATGAAGAATCAAATCTCAATGGCTTCTATGTTTAATAGAAACAGCGATTTAACAAGCCAGTTAGAGTTGTTTAATATATACAAAGAACAGAAACTACAAGAATCAATTATATCACAAGCAGACGCTAAGCTGATATATGACAACTTGAGTAAGACGTTAGATTTAACTAAGCCAGAGAACGTAAGGTTTGTATATGACGCATTGCAATACAACAAGATGGCGGTGTACATGAATCCTACAGCTCTTTCTACGGGTAACAAATCGCATAAAGGTGGTACGTTTACTGATTTACTATTTAATTATAGTACTATTTCCATAGAAGAAACTAATCAATTGGAAGCTAAGTATTCTGATAGAGAATTGTTAGAAGAGAAGCTTAAAGTTATAAACGACAACGCAGCTCAACTGATTGAAGAATATGGAAACAACGGGTTTATACAACTACTAGACTTAAAGAAGAGTAGAAAAACATTTAGACAGTACGGAAATGCTGTTAGACCTACCGTGAAGTATTGGAATGATATAAAATTCAACAGAGAATCTTATGATGCTATTCGTTCTGAAGAGAACTTAAAACAATTAAGAGACGAGTTCAGTAAGTTGCCAGACGCATTACAAAACTACCTTATATCTTATGAGTTCTTTAACAACAAGTTAGGGACTGACGGAGGTAGTACTATGCTTATGTTTATGCCTTCAAATGTTAGAAACGAAGTAAAGAGAACTTCTAACTTTATAGCTAACCCTAAAAATAGAGCTAAGAATAATGTACAAAACGAGATGATTCATGCAAATGAGTTACTAGCTGGTTCTGATTACATATTCGCAGACGAGAAGATTAAAAAGGCTATAGATGTAGATTTAAATAACAGCATGTTATTCTTATTTAGAATGGCTGAGATACTTCAAGCTTTTTCTTCTAAAAAACTACTTAACGCTTTAAATTCATTTCAACAAAAGAGTTCACTTTCAGAACAAACTTATATAGAAAACAAGAAGGATGGGACTAAGGTTTACCATTCAATGCAAGCTCCTATTATTAGTAAGATGGACACAGATAAGGTTAAGCATTTATCTAAAAATGATAAAACAGGTAAGTACAAAAACAAAACTTTATTTGAAATATCGTGGGAATACAGAACAGAAATAAATGGAGTAAAAAGCGAACCTAAACCAAGTTACATAGGGATATTTGGTGACTTAAACTTGTCTGAGTTAAACGCTATACTTACATACAATGGACCATTACAAGCTAATTATAAGAAATTAAAAGAAAATGGTACGTTCTATTTACATGACCAAAACGCTAGTAGTTTTATGTTTGGTCAAGATTCTAGCTACAGTCTAGATGAGTTTGCAAAAGAAAAAGGATTAATTAAATGGTCTTCTTCTGTTGCTAATCTAGAGGAAGATAACCACGCTAAGTTCAATCAAATAAAAGCTGACTACACTGGTTATAAAAACAGTTTAGATGCAGTAAAAGAGCTTAGAAATAATCTATACAGAAATCCAAACATCTTTAGAGTTGTTAAGGACGAGGAAGGTAAAGATATTTCATTTACTAAGGAGCAAAACTTAAAGTTCGCAAAAGAATTACCTGGTCGTATAACAGAATACTACAACCAACTAACAAACGAACACCCTTTAGCTAAAGATATGTTAGCTAAGGAATTACAGTTTATGTACGGGGAAGCTATGAGCAACGAGCAAATGGCTTACTGGGGTAAGACTGATGAAGGTGCTAGACTGTTAGGTAAGGTATCTAATGATGATAGAACTTCAGATATTACAGTAGCAGAGATGTGGTTTGGTGTAGGTGACTTTGGTCAGAACCACCCAACCTTAGCTTCTGCTAGAAGAAACTTAGAGCGTGGTAATCAATTAATGCATCGTGATTTAAAAAGAATGACCGATGAATTAAACGAATCTTACAACGACCTATACAAGAGTAAGTATGGTATAAGAACAGGAGTAGTTAAATTCTTCTCTCGTATGCCTGTCTTAAGTCTATTGAAGTCTAGCGAAAGCGTTTCAGATAAACTGTTTGAGAACTTGTTATTTAGACAATCTAAAATCAAAAGAAGACACGAAGGCGGTAAAGAGATTATAGATTACGAAACTACTCATGAATTAAACGAATCTATGTTCTTTGAAGATAATAGGTTAAGACCTAATCTTCATAAGCTTATAAACTTAGACGGACAAAGACTGTTTTCTGATGCAGAAATAAACTATGCAGGAGTTATCTCTAGATACACTCAATTCTATAGTGCCTTATCTAAACAAAAAGGATTATACACTCAAGACCGTAACTTCTACGCTCCACTTGCTGATTCAAGTAAAATGGAGATTCTTAGAAAGAGAGGAATCTATGGATTGTATTACCAATTCTTTGGAGCTAGAGGAGACATCAATAGCATTAAAGTTAAAGGCTTTAATCCTTTATCTAATAGAGAAGAAGTGAAAACCTATGGAGAGTTTCAGGCTATATATAGTGCGAGTCAAGAAGATGTAAAGCTATTCGCTAAAGAAAACCCTGGAGAGAAAATAAATACTGCTCACTTTAAATCTATAAACTCTATAAGACAAATGGAGGCTCTTAAAACGAAAGCTTTAGGATACCTTGCTAAAGGGATAGATATAGAAGGTAAGAAGATAGTAAGAAAAGATGGTGTAAATGAGGTAGTTACGGCAGAAAGTCAAAGTTTCAACAGGTATACATCATCTCGTTCGCACAGAGCTGCTTATCTTGCTAGTGGAAACTTACAGTACGCTATGTATAGTTATGTGAAGACTATGGTATTCCAACATGGTACAGAGTTCTACGATGGATACAACTATAACAGGCTAGAATTCCAAGTACCAGGAAAGAACTCTACAAGCAGAAAGAAAGAAAGTAAGTTATTGATAGGTAAGAATGCTCACAGTAAGTCCACTCAGGATTTAGCAGCGAGAGCAGTTAAAGGAACTCTATCTGTAGAGATGGCTCAGAAGTACGCAGTACCTGCCTTCCAAGGATTTGATGCTTATAAGTTTCAGATAGGAGCAGCAATGACATACCTTAAAAATAGTGGTGCGTTGTCTGCAAATTCTGTTAAGTATCTACAGGAGAACATGTTAGAGTCTTTTATATTACAAAAACCTAAAAGAACAATCAGCCCATTCCCTGAAGTAGAGAAGAAAGTTATAACCTCTTTCGTTAATTTAACAATGAGAGTTGGTTTAGGTCTTAACTTCACTGCGGCTATGTTTAACATCGCTATTGGTAAGTACAACGCTTGGCGTTCGCAGGGTACTGCAAACTTCGTTAAGGCTCACTTTAGAGCTTTAGGTTTAACAAAGATTGGTAGTGCTTTCAGTTTTAAGAACTCAAGAAAAACTCTACTTATATTACAAGAGTTTGGTATACTAACTTATAGACCAGAAGAACAATTAGAAGGTGCTAAATATGAAACTTACTTAGATAAGATATTATTTTGGCCTATGGTAACTGCTGAACGTTTTATACAGGAGATACAGTTTGTTGGAGAAATGAGTGACGAACAATGGAACTCTTACGATATAGATGATAAGGGTAACCTTATTGTTGTAGATAAAGATAATATCCTTTCTGTAGATGATGTAGCTAGACTACAAAGACGTGTACAGAACATGCAAGGTCGTGGATATTCCGCAGTAGACCAGAGACTAATACAACAATACGTAATAGGTTCTGCAGCTCTACAATTCAAGAGATGGTTTCCAACATTCTTAGCTGATAGAATAGGTAGAGGTGGTTACATGGATTACATAGATGATTTTGGTGATATATATACTGGTACTTTAAAAGCCTTCGCTACTGAAGGAGATAAAGTTAAGCTAGCTAAATATATAAACCCATTAGAGTACGTGAAATTTGCATTGAATCCAAACTTATGGAATCCTTCAATGAAGTCTAACGAAGAGTATATCAAAGACGGTCTTTCTAAATCTCAAACTGAAGCCCTACAAAGACTTCATAGAGGTATGATGGGGATTGTTATGGTAGCAGCCTTACTTTTAATGTCTGGAGAAGATGATGAAGAGTTAGATAAACTTCTTACAGATATGCTTCTTATGGTTAATATAGAAAAGGTAGGTAAGATGATTATAATGCCAGCCTTTAGTACGTTCCAAAATGTGTTTGAATTAGTTGTAGCTATCGCTGCAAGAACAGAATACAAAAGAGATAGTAAGTATGGTAAGCGTGGAGATAAGAAGTGGAGAAGAAACGCTGCAGCTCTAATTCCTAACATAGGAATCCCTGGAGATGATAAGGCAAACCTTAAATATGCAATGTTTGGTTCTGAAGATTCAGGTAACGAACAGAAGCGAGAAAGGAACAGAATGAGAAGAAAGCGTAAGGAGAAATTTGGACGCAATTAAATTGTATATTTGTGTAAAACATAACTAAATGGCTTTAGAATTAAATACCGACATAGCTGTAGAGCTTAATATAACGGCCAGAAGAGGCGACACCTTCGAAATGAAGTTAGCAGTCGTTGATTCTGCGGACACTAACTTGCCTTATAATTTAGCTGGAACTCAAACTTCCGCACCCGCCGATACTACTAACGGGTATGCTACTATATATCAAGGTAAGATAACCATAAAGAAGAATAACTCAGAATTTGAAGCTCTTAATGTTTATAGTTATTTCTGGAAAGATAAGCCAACAATCAATAAGATACCTACACTAATAAAGACTGGTCATTGGTCTGGAGAGAATGCTACAGGAAATGGTCTATTAGCTTTAGGTAGTACTACCGCTAGTTATTCTGGTATATGGTTTAAGGATAGTACAGGCGTTGCTGGAGATACAATATCTGTCTCAATTCCAGGTGCTTATATGAACTTAGAAGCAGGGGTTTATGTGTATGATTTTCAAACTAGAAAGAAGGGTGTTTACGATAATGCTAACTCCGAACTAGGAACTGCATACACAACATGGATGTATGGTACGTTTACTATAGTAGATGAAATAACAAAGCAATGACATTAATAATAAACCCAATAACTCAGTCTCAGACTATCTCTATAAACTCTTTTGGTATAGGATTAAACTCCTTACCAAACGGTTCTCTTGAGAGCTTAATGGAACTTAAGTACGCCTTTGAGGGGTGGCCTTCTATTCCTGCTAACGTATCTTATGGTGATGTTGTTGTTTTCAATAACATAGTACCAGCTAGTACAAACCCTTATGGGGTTGAATTAGAGAAGGCTAACACTGGAATACCAGGTCACGCCAATAAGACTATGATGGTATTCATTAGTCACGAGAGTGGAGTTCTTACGTTGATGCATAAAGGGTATCTTGATTTTACTACTATAACAGAAAGCTCTCTTAGCTCTTACGCTCAGGGTGACGGTTTATATGTTAATGGAAATAATATAGCTATAAGCCCACCCCAAACTACAGGTAGTTGGGTTAAGTCTATAGGGTTTTGCATGCCGAACATGGAAGGAGTTTACAGAATCTGGTTTGAATCAGACAGTACATATTTTACAATAGGATAAACTAATTATTAAAAATAAACACAATGGCTAAATACCCAAAAATTACAGGTAATATATCTGGAGCTTCAAAATTTGATAGATTAAAGTCCCCTCTTTATGGGCTACCTGCCCACTTAGGCGGTATAAACCAAAACTACTTAGTTAAAAAGCTAACAGATTCTGCAGGTAATGAAACTGTATTCGCTGTAGTTGTAATTGAGAGTAGTGGTGATTCAGGTTCTTTCTTGAATGTTAGTAATATCCACTTAAAGGATGAGGCTGACGCTTTAACTCAGGCAGGTACAGGGAATACCAACGCAACTCAACAAGATTTGTTTTGCCTTACCCCACTTAAAAAGACGGGTTCTGATGCTTACACGGATAACAATCCTTATATGGCTAGTCAGTTATCTGATATGTCTGTAGAAAATCTATATAGTACATTAGCTACAGATTCAGATTATGTAGCAACAGACCTTAATACTGAGGCTGATGGAGCTGCTTCATTTATGAAATTCTCTTTAACTTCTGAGAAAGAAATTGTATGGGAAGCAGAAGGAACAGCTTTAGCTGACTGTACCGCTGTTATACCTGTTTATACTCACGCTTATGTAGTTGCTAATCCTATACCTGCAGGTTCTTATGCTGCAATATTGGTTAAATGTAATACTTTAGGTACGTCTATATTTGACGGTTCTAAAACTAATACATTAACAATAAGCCATGATGGAGATATAACTGGTCAAGAGTCTAGCTCTGACTATACTTTAACTCTTAGTATTAATGCTGAAAATCTATTTGAATTATCTGCAACATTTAATGGTTCTCCAGTAACTCATAATGCTACTACGGGTCTTCAAGCACAAAGAATGATGTACGTGCCTGACGACCTTTATAGTGGTTTTACATGGCCCACTAACTACCTTACTAATAGTTTTTATAATTCCCAGAATAGTAGTTCTATAGGAACTCCAAGTACGGAAACGGAAGGACCTTTATCTCCTGCAGGTAACCCCATTAATGCTCAGCAATACTCTACTATTATTAATGGAGCAGCTGGGCATATAAGCAACACCGACATATTAGAGGCTATGTTCTCTAACGGAGTTAGTACTTTTGATAGTGCTGGTTTAATTATAAGGGATGGCTCACCCTTCCCAGAAGCCTTTATGGCATCGTCTTCACAGAAAGATGGTATTCTACTAACTCAATCAAGTCAAGGTGCGGTAGCTCGTCAGTCTATATCTTCTGGTTCAGCTTTTACTCAAAGTATTAAGCAAGGGTTCTCTTCTAGTATAACTAGTGAAGGTACTATGACTAAAGTTTCTGGTTCAAACACATACCAAAACTTCTCAATAGCTACAGCTACGGTGGAAGATACGACTACATACACTTTAGACCCGCAGTCTACCCCAGGTAGCGAAGAGGTTTCCATGGATGTTAAAATACCCTATGCAGTATATCCTATATTCTCGTATTCAGCAACAACAATAGGTAGAGAGGGTTCGTTAGCTAATAGCAGGGCAGAATTTCCTGCGGCTGCTATAGTAGCTGCAGCTTCTAATATGAATTTTAATATTCATTCTGGAGATGTTCATAACTCTTTTGATGCGCTTGGAGCTACAGTAATCTCTCCTATAAATACAGCTAAAGCTTATAGTGCTGTAAAAGGTCATGCTGCGGCTGATACCAAAATGAAGCTTGTACATAACGTAAGGATAAATTGTCACAATGCAAATGACGTATTAGATAGAAATGGTTTAGCAGGTCCTGCTATATATGGTAATGACTCTAGCACTGTTAGTACGGCTAGAGTTTCTGATGGTGAAGATGGTTTTGATACAACATCAACTGTTGTAGCTGCAGACCTTTCACCAACAAACGGTAGTATGGATTATACTATTCTTTCAACCGTTGATTCTACTGAACCTAAAGTTGGTTTCTTAGGTAGGAATGTGGATGGCTCTTATACAGGTCATGAACCTCAAGGGTACAACAAGGTAGATACCGTATTCTCAGCTCCAGTTACTTGCTGGAAGCCAGGCTACGCCGAAGGTGAAGCTATCGGTTTCGATAGAGTTCCTTATTTCAATGAGGTAGGTGCTACTCCTTCTAAGCTAACATTAACTACTGGATACTACAGTTCTAGACCTTTATTCCATCTTGGATATTCTGGAGGTACGGTAGGTGTTGTTAATATAGATAGGTTTGAGTTTTTAGGACCAAACACGGTTGTGTCTGGTGCGGTAACTCCACTAACAGGATACGCTCCTACAGGTGCTAGTTTAACTAATGGATTGTTCGATTACGGAACTGAAGAATATAGAGAAGTATCTGATGCTTTCTCTTCTACCGCTAGTGGAACTACATTCACTCACGTTTCTAATGGTGCAACTCTACCAACTTCTTATGTAGAAGACATGGAGATATTTGATGTTCCGTCATCTGTAATTACAGACACTGCACAAAGAAAGTTTGTTGGTAATGTAACTGCGGGGTCTAATTCTACTAAAACAACAATGACTATAAAGGATGTGAGTGGAACGCTTATAGCGGCAAACAACCTTTCTTCTACATTTACATTTAAAATAGGTAAACCAACTTTCGCTGCTAACTCTAGAAACACAAGCTTCACACATGCTTTTGATGCTGTTAGAGGTACGGAAGGGGAAAGAGATAGAGTTAATTCTATTTATGGTTCTGATTTATCTTATAGAGCTCACACTACAGAGACATACATTAAGTTGAATGATGAAGTAGTTATCAACTCAGTAGGTACAGCAGCTAATGTAAATTCTTTACACGCTGGTAGTAGCTCTGCTGCTAATCAGAAATTCTCATGTAACTCTAGTAGTGTTCTTAATACTGATGGTACAAGCTCTCTTGATATAGTTAATTACTCTCCTGAAGAGGCTGGTGTTGAAATCAATACATCTACAATGCTTAGTGCTAGATATTACGACTCTTCCACACAGTTAGATGTTTACGGTGGAACTGAATGTCAAATGTTCTACAAGTCATTAGTTGATACCGACTTTTTTGGTTCGGCATACTCAAAGACACTTACTTTCTATCCATTTAACGAAGGAGAGGAAGATGTGTTTATATCTTATGCAGAATTAGTTGACCCATACTACCTACCTCAAGGAGTATTCACTAGTCAACCCGTTGGCTCATTACAAGCTACATGGACATTAACTGCTACTTCTACTAGAGAAGGTGATAATGATAAGTCATATACTAAAGCTGCTCCACTAACGGAAACTTCTAAAACTCCAGTAGATGCAGGAAACCTTAGCAGTGAAGGTACTTTACATAAGCTTCAAAAAAGAATGGGTGCTGCTGCTACTCCTTTGAATAACTCTGGTTCAACATCTTCTAGAATAGATGTAGGCTTCTCTGTTAACACTAATAACGATGTTACTGGTAGCTACTATAAAGTATTAGAGATTAACTACTATAGAGATATAGCTGCTAATCAGAAATACTGGAATGGTTCTTCTTGGGTTATGAGAGCGTTTGGAGGTCAAAACGTTTGGAAAACTAGAAAGTTAATCAAGATTGAGGTAAATACTTCTTCTGGAATAACAGTAAGTGATGTAGATGAGAATAGTTTAACTGAAAGCTCTACAATATTATTCGGTACTATTAACGCATAAAATAACGACATGGCTCAAACAAGTATAGAATATACTGAGTACGGTCAGCAATATATAACCCTTCCTTTGGTGATTAAAAACACCATGGGTGGGGTAATTATTGTTAGTAAGGTTTATGTACAGAACATTTTCTTGCCAGAATCGGCTGTATCACAAGATGATTTGGTTTTAACCATAAATGAAAGCAACTCTGATTACTCAGAGGTTGAACAGAACTCAACAACTGACTATAAAGTTGTACATATTAATGGGTTTAATGGCGATTCTGATAAAAACTTCAAGGTTGAACGGGTAATATCTTTAGGTATAAGCACTTCCTTTACTTTTCAGGTTGTATTTAACCCGAATATTAATAGGAATATAATAAATAGAGGTAACTTTGTAGGTAAGGTTGTGGTAGAGTATTCTATATATGGAATAACTCAACCTAATTTCGAACTCAACTTAGAAGCATCGTGCTCAGATAAATCTATTACATTATTTAGCGGAGTACCTTATGGTAGCGTAAGTAATGTATTTGGAATAGCAGTAAATAACGTAAGAAACTTAAACTAATGTTAGCAATAGGAGAGTCAAAATTTGGAGGAAAGGTGTTCTACTACAACCCTAATGACGACTTTTGCCTTGTTGTCTCTGATGTTGAGGTAGTTGGCCAACCTTTTAATGCTGACAGCTCGGCAGACGTTTTAGAGACGACTTGGGAATGGCTTATATTTGGTTCGGGTTACGCTAATTCATTAGCTATATATCCCTACCTTAGTTCTGGAGATGCACTTCATACTATAATGAATAGCTCTGAGGGTGGGTATACTGATTGGTACTTACCTGATTACTCTGAATTGGCTCAAATATTTACACAGCATTATTATTATTTAGACGATTCTATTGATTTCAATATTAACACCACAGACGAGTACCTTACTTCAAGTCCTGACTTTTCAGAAGTTGATGCTAGGGTTTATACGTATAGCGAGGCTATTACTATTGGGGATACTCTTGGTGGGAAGAGTACAGAAACTCCATATACTCAATCAACAGGTATTCGTGCTAAGATGGTTAGAAAGCAATCACTTACGAGTGTTGCTATATATGACGTAGATGAGTCTAAGCTGTATGGTGATTCTAATCTTTCGTTTGGGTTTATAACTCAAGATAGTGTACCTATTGATGCTGTAGATTTAACCACTCAAACTATAACAATACATACAAATGAGCCTACCAGTATAATACTATCGACTTATATAAATGTTGAGAAGTTAGAGTTTGACGAACAGCCAACTCCTGTTAATATTTTTGGAAGTATTCCTTTCTTGAGGAGCGTTGTTGATGATAGTGGAAGGGTATTCCACTCAAACCCCAATCTTACATCCACCCTTTCTGCTATAGAAAATGCCACTGCTTATCAGGTAACTTTAGATAAAGCGATTCATTATGCTTTTAATCTTGTAGGAGAAAGTTTAGCTGGTGATTTTAGCTTTACCATACCTGAAGGTGCTAGCTTCCTTCCTTTTATGGCTGAAGCTCCTATGTTTATATCTTCAGGAAGAAACCCTTTATTTAAAAGGGGTGATGTAGATAAGGTAGGGAAGATAATAGACCTTCAAAGTGGAATGTCATTCCCTGGTCAACTTAAAAAACTTGTACCTGGTAGTGGTTATATAATAAATACCACATCTTCAATAACCGTAAAATTCAAGTAGTATGCTGAATATAAACTACCCTTTAGAGGTAACTGAAAACGGAGGAATTCATAGAATTAGAATCACTAAAGAGTCTTTAATTCTTGCTATATCTCAAATGCCTGAGCATACGTCTATAGGTGTTATGAGGAATGCTTTGATTGACGTATTTAGAGCTGCTGACGCAGGGATAGAAGGTGAATGGAGTGGTCATATTATAGATAGGAACTACGAATTCATGCACAGCATACTCATGGGGACTGCTTCGGAGATTGGTTATGGTTTGTACAATTCATGGAATAGAGAGGAATATCAAAATTTATACAGCTCTAAACTAGACATACTTTTAGTAACTGACGTTATATATACTGTAGTTATTAAAGATGGTTCTAATAATATCCTTGGAGGTTTTGAGCCTTTCACTGCTAAGTTGGCAATAAATAAAGATTTTTACATACTTCCTTTGATTCCAGCTAAAGGACTTGGGTATATACACTTAAGTATTACACAAAACGATGGCTCAGTGTATGGTAAATATAATATAGCAAATCAATATCTTTTCTTTACGTCTAAGCAATACTTAAACTCAGCACCTACTTATAACTTTCTTCACGGTATTACTCAAAACCCTATAGACAAAAAGATGAAAGGATTTGTAATCTTAGATATTTTAAAAACTAACTAACATGGCTAAAGAAGTAAAAATAACCATAGACACAAAGAATCCAACCATATCGGTAGGGATAAAAACTAACGTAGTTATTGGCCGTGACTCTTCTCTAGACCCTGTTATACAATTTAAATCTACAGGCTCTTCAGGAGTTAAAGGAGACGCAGGTTCAGTAGGTCCAGCGGGTGTTGACGGAATTGATGGGGTTGGATTAACTACAGCTCAAGCAAATCAAATAGGGGTTAATGGGTTAAAGATTACATACCCCGAAGATGATGCTGCTAAACTTTCTGGAATATCTATAGGTGCTGAGGTTAATGTTAGGTCTGATTGGAATTCTATTTCAGGTGACTCAGAGATACTAAACAAACCATTTGTTCCTCTTGATTTAACTGTAAGTGGTCAAGGTGTTGTTCACGCAAACAACTACACAGATACCGATACAATATACACACACCCAAGTAATCATTCTATATCTGTTATAACAGGATTGCAATCAGCCTTAAATGGTAAGATAAACAATTCTCAAGTTCTTACAGATGTACCTAGTGGCGCATTATTTACAGACACAAACACTGTATATACCCACCCTACAAATCATGCAATTTCTGTTACAACAGGACTTCAGGCAGCGTTGGATGGGAAAGTAGACGATAGTCAGGTTCTTACAGACGTGCCTAGTGGTGCTTTATTCACCGATACAGACACTATATACTCTCACCCAGCTAATCATGCCATTTCTGTAACTACAGGGCTACAATCAGCTCTAGACGGAAAGGTAGATGACAGTCAAGTATTAACAAACGTACCTTCGGGAGCGTTGTTTACTGATACAAACACTGTATATGACGCTACAACTATACAAGCAGAGGTTGATTTAAATACAGCTAAAACTTCTAATATAGTACAGACTACAATAACAGGTAATGCTGGTACAGCTACAGCCCTTACTTCTGGGGATAAGACTATATCTGGAACGTTAGACTTATCGGGTTCTACTGACAAATTAGTGATTAATAATACAGAAGTTGTTAAGGTTGTGTCTAACGTAGTAACTATAGGGCAATCGAATAGAGTTTTAAAACTGGATTCCTCAGAGACACAAATACTTTCATCTACAGGAATACAACTAGGTCATGCAACAGATACTACTATTGCTAGAGTGTCTGCTGGTGTTGTAGCTGTTGAAGGTATTAAGATTCAAATGGTTAATTCTCACACTCACTTTATACACGCTGGTACTTACTTAAATTACTCATACTCAAGGTACTTACCATTGAATGGTAGCTTGAATGAGCAGAATACATCTACATCTGCTCCTGAGTACACTTCGTTTGTATGGCCTTACGATGGTTCTGTAAGTAAAGTATGGGTTAGGACTGAAGCAGACTCTGGTAGTACTGAGATAAAACTATACAAAGGAGCTAACGGTAGTTCTGTTAGTACAGCAATGGGAGCTATCACACATGACTGCGGAGCTAATACTTCGGTTGAGTTTAGTATGGTTTCAGTTTCAAATAACTTCAGTAAGGGTGAGGCTATGGCTATTAGGATAGCACCAACTAACGCATCACATGGAGTGAATGTCACCATAGAATGCGTGTTTAATTTAACAACTTAAGATTATGTCATTAGGAAACCAACAGTCTGTAGATATACACGACAAGACAGGAGACGATAAAGAAGCTTTAAAGAATGAGTTTGATGCTGGGCACATGAGTAGAGTTGCTACCAGTCCAGACGAAGAGCCTATGATTGCAAGTTTGATATATCAAATAGGATTATTAAAAGAAGATATAGACGAACTACGTAGGTACTTAACTGCAGAGGTTGGTGACGGAGCTAAAGGTGATTCAGGAAATGCAGGAGCTACGGGAAGTACGGGAGCAAGAGGTGCAACAGGTTCAACGGGTTCGACGGGGGCTGCAGGCTCTGACGCAACTGTAGACTTATTTATGAGAACGTTTAATGGTAGCAAGTTACCAACAAGAGCGCCCGCAAGAGGATTACTTTGGAACGATAGAGGAACAGTTAAAATAGGATAACATGGCTAAGATAAATATAGATTTAACTACTAGGGTAGACATAAGCGCAAGGGAAGGAGACACCTTCGAGTTAGATTTAGGTGTAACTAAGGAGGATGGTTCTATTTTTAGTTTTGAAGGTAACGATGTAATCTTTACTGTATACGGCGTAAGTAATACTCCTGTAATGCTCCTAACCTCTGGTACGATACCTTTCTATATAACAAGTTTTGGTGGTGGTGGTGATGTCTCAGAAGGTATGCTACAAAAAGCTAGAGCTGTAAGTAAGCTAATAGAATGTGATATAAATTTATTTACCTTCGTAGATTATGCTACCTTTATAGTACCACGATACTTAAACAGCACGCTTGCTGTAAGTGGTAGCACTGAGAATGTTCAACAAAAAGAAGGCGGTGTAAGATTAGTTGTGCAATCTCATGCATTCAACCTACCTCAAGGTTCGTACTCTTATGAGCTTAAGGTAGCTTCTGACTTAAGAGATGTTCTTAAAGGAACTAATTATAATTCAACTAGTGTTGTGGATAGTTATTATAAAAACTCTTCCACGTGGATGGAGGGTAAATTTACAGTAAACAAAAACTAATTATGGCTACTAAAATCACAGCAGACAAGTCTAAGAGGGTTGATATAACAGCCAAGAAAGGTGATGACTTCTCTGTAAACCTTGAGATTAAAAACGAATCAGGTTCTCTTTTAGAGTTCACTAGAGATGGTTATACCTACGAGAAATACAACGACCACGTAGCTGAGGTTACCCCTATAACTTCGCAAGATAAGTGGGGGTGGTTAGGTTCGGAGGATGTTATGTTGTTTGTTGTTACGACAGAAGATGACACACCTGTATTAGCTGCATGTAGTTCAGACTTAGACTTAGCTATGTTCAACCAAGGTTTTGACCCTACAGCAAACTTAGACGAACCTGGTACTGGATTGTATTCAAACCCAACCAATCAAAGGGATTTTGACAAGTATTATGATAGCCTTCACATGTATAAAGTTATGGGTGTAGCTAAAGCTATGTCTAAAGCATCCAATAGAAACACTGAACTAGAGAGGTCTAATTACGGTATAGAAAACTTAGTTTTCACAGAGACCTACATGAAAACCCTTGTGGATTTCAATATTTATGGTTCTCTTCAGATGAGTGCAAGTATTAATTATAGGACATGGTTACAGAATATCTTTACAAACTTTGATGTTGTACAGAACTCAAATCTCTTAGTCACTATGAATGATTCTGTTACTGGCTATACAGAGTCTACTGGTAATGATTATATTTTCTGGGGAAGAGTAGAGGGTAATAATGCCTTTACGATTAAGTTTGACCATAGTCAATTCAACCTCCCTGTAGGTAATTACAAGTACACCTTTAAGTCTTTATCTGATTACAATTTATTCCCATCTGCCAACTCTAGCACACTTAATTATGGTGTAGATTCAGATAGCGGAAATTTATATACTAACATAACAACGTGGATACACGGTAAGCTAAGAGTAAATGAATAAAGAAGACGAGAAGAAGGTTAACGAGGAAGTAGCTAGAAAACAGTGGGATAGTTGGTTAACTGATTTAGAGGAGGGAGACCAACCAGAACAGTGCAAGATAGATGACCCTGACTGTGAGGCATGTGGTTCGTAAAAAAGAATTATATTTGATAACAAACTAAAACAATATACAATGGCTTCAATAAACGATTTAAACACAAGACTAACGGCTTCTAACGGTACAGTTATAATAAGAAATACTGCCGCTGCTGCAATAGCTTCAGGCACTTATTTCGCTATGCAAGTTTTAGTTACAGGAACATACAACTTCACTATAGATGGTGTTGCGTATGCAGGCGTAAAAATAGAAGGGGGTATCGTATTGTATGGTGACATTACGAATACAGAGACTACTGATACTGCCCAGACCGCTGTAGCTCTATACAAAAACTAATGGAGATATTCAAGAACGATAATAACTGGAACGAGAAGTCTATCGTAGGATTCATAGCATTTGCTGTTATGTGTCTTATTATGGTAGCCGACCTTGTTACTGGCTGGCTCGGGGCTGAACTAATAGTAAACGAGTTTGTTTACCAAGCCTTTGTATGGGTTGTATTAGGATGCTTCGGTATATCAGGTGTGGAGAAATTCGCAAAGAAATGAAAAACTTACTATACATATTATTACTATGCCCAGCAATTGCAAGTGCTCAAATTCTAAGGTTCGCAACTTTCTACGCAAGCTTTTCAACTGGTGCTCCTTTCGCGGAGAGCCAACAATTTCTAGTGAATGGTGTTGCTGGTTCAGGCCATCTAATGGAGATGACAGAAGTTAGTGACCCTAATTATAATATCAGTATAGGATTAAGAAAGATAGCTCGATTCGACTATCAAGTAAAACAAGGTAACTTTTACACTGGCTCAGAGAATGAGGTAAGTGATTACGCTACAATATCTAATGCTCCTGGGTTGGAGTACTTATTTGAGTACTCTTCTATACGTAGTAGAGGGATGACGTTTCGTCAACACGAATACAAACTTAGATATATATCAAACAACTACACTACGAGAGCTTCGTATGTAGATGACGGTTTAATTAATTTACAATATACTTTGGGCGAAGTTAGGTTACGCAAGAGTTTGGGGAATGTAGACCTCACTCTGGGCGTAGCCCATCGTTCTCACCCTGTGTATGGTTATTCTCCAATAACTGAATGGTTTGATAACCCGAGTAACAAGCATTGGTGGCAATTAGCTAATGAGTTTGGTGTTACTAGTAATGATTCAGAGGAGTGGTCTTCTGATGGTGAGGTTATAGCTGAGTCTGATAGCGAGTTTTATACATATCATTTCGGTAGCTTAGTCAATAGATACAATAGAGAGCAACTCGACCTTTTAGGACTTCAACAAGAAGTGTCTGCTGTAATAGGTGCTGACTATTATATGTATGCAACTAAAACTTGGATACATGCATGGGCTTCCTTATACCCTATACACAAAGGGCTGAGTGATTATTCATATTCTTATCCTAACAAACAGACTGAATGGGATTTAGGTTTTGTAGCAGGCTCTAAAGTTAACAGACATTTTAGTATATTTGTAGAGGGCAGACATCTCAAGTATTGGGATATACTGTCATACGAAATGAAAGTTGGTTTTAATTATATAATATTTTAAGCTCATGGCTAAAGAATTAAGCGAAGATACGTCAATACAGTTAAGTGTAAAAACATTAGGTGGTATAGCCTTCGGAATTGCAACCCTAGTTGGTATGTGGTTTATGTTACAGAATGACATAGCGGAGGCTAGAGAGCTTCCCTTACCAACAGTTCCTGCAATTACGCGTATGGAGTTTGATATGAAGGATAAGCTCGTTAGACAGACTATAATGAATACACAGGATGATGTTTCCGAGATTAAGGAAGACATGAAGTTAATCAAAGCAAAACTTTATGAATAAGCTTCTACTTTTATTCCTACTAACTACAAATATTGTAGCTCAAGAGTTCATCACTTCTAGCTCATTTGATTCTAAGACAGCTAAAGGAATAGTGGTAATTGAGTTCTATGCAGAATGGAACGATGGTAATAAGGTGGCATTTTTACCCTCATTAAAAGATTGCGATAGTTATAAACTATCTATTGTTAAAAACTCTTCTATACAACAACGATTTAACGTTACTTCTATACCTACCTTGATTGTCTTGAACAACGGTATTGAAGAAAAGAGATTTAACCCTAACATAATGATGCAGTTAAAGACTACCCAAAAGGAAGTCCAATCATTTATAGACGAGATAATATTTAATAAATTTCAGTAATGAATAAGGAAAGACTCGAAAAGTTATGCTGGTCAATGCTTTGTATAGCCCTATTATTTTTCATCATAATAGGCATTAGTACCGCAGCTAAAGCTCAACAACAACAAGTATTTGTGGAGTGTACAACAGGAGATTACCCTGATGAAGTGTCTTGGCAGATACTAACTTGTAATGGTGGTATATTGTTAGAAGGGATAGCCCCGTACTTAGGTGCTGTGGTTTTACCAGAATACTACCAGATAAACATGGTTGATTCATACGGAGACGGATGGAATGGCGCATACTTATATGTAGGACAGACTGAATATGGTTTCTTATCTGATGTAGATTGGATAGACTCTCTTGGTACTTGGCCTCAAGAATTTAAAGAACAACTAGTAGACGTGGGGTGTTTGACTATAGGGATAGAAGAGGTAGATAATACAAACTTCATTCCAACTCATTACTACGATATTTTAGGTAGAGAGGTAGAACCTATTAGAGGTTTTTATATAGCAAGCAATGGCGTACTAACTAGAAAGGTTTACATAAATGAGATTAAGCGATAATTTTGTACTGTCTGAGATTACTCGAAGCAATGCAGCTAAACGATTAGGTATAGATAATGGCCCTAGTAAAGAGCACTTACGTAATATACAACGAATTGTTACCAATCTTATACAGCCTATGCGTGAAGCTCTTGGTCCTATTAGGATTAGCAGTGGCTATAGGAATCCAGCAGTCAACAGGGCTATCGGTGGAAGCAGCAAAAGTCAGCACTGTAAGGGTGAGGCTTTGGATTTGCAATTTTGGAACGATGGTAAAATATCGAACAAAGAAATCTACGACTGGGTATTAGAGAATGATGTAGAGTTTGACCAAATGATTAATGAATTCGACTTCGCTTGGATACATATATCATTAAAGAAAGAAGAGAATAGAAAGCAAGTGTTGGAAGCCTATAAGGATGAAGACAATGATACTAAATATAAATACGCAGACCTATAATGAGCAAGATACTAGACTTTTTAGGTGGAAGCATCTTAGGTAGCGTTGGGAATATAGTAGATAACCTTACTACCTCTGATGAGGAGAGGTTAGCTGCTAAGCAAGCAATAGAAGAAGTTCTTATGAAAGCCGAAGTTCAGGCACAACAGGAAGTCACAAAGCGATGGGAAGCTGACATGAAGTCTGATAACTGGCTTAGTAAGAATATAAGACCACTGATATGCATTTTTTTAACTGCAGTATTTGTGGTCTTTTCTTTTTTTGACGGTAACGTAGGTGGTTTTTCTATATCACCAGCTTATGTGCCTATATATCAAACACTTCTTATTACTGTTTATGGCGCTTACTTTGCTGGAAGAACTATTGAGAAGGTAAAAAAGAAATAATGATTGAGTATTTAATAATACATGCAACTGGTACTGAGAAAGATTATGTACCTGAGAAAAAAGAATATAATTTGTCCGTATCTTGCGATATAGTACATTTTAACGGACAACTTTCAAGATATAAAGCGGGGAAGGAGCACCCATCTACGGGTGAATCTTACAAGCATATAGCATATATAGGGGGCATATTAGATGGTAAAGCTTCTGACACCGCAACTTGGAAGCAGTACGATAGTTTAGAGCACGTTGTTATGTATCATTTACTATACAACCAGAACTTAAAGATAGGTTCTTCTTCTCTGTTCTTTAATACTGATGCAGGTATAAAGGTTAGACGATGGCTAGAAGATATAGGTGTTAACAAGAAAAATATAATGTAATGACTATAGATATAGGTTTATATACGGGGATTCTTTTTGGAGTTAGGAGCTTCGAACCTTCAGAGACTCATCCTTACTGGGAGTTTCATATCTATCTACCTCTTTTTTATATAGCATACATGAATGTAGACATAAGAGAATAGTTATGGCAAGAAATACATTAGCTGGTAAAGGAAAAGGGAAGAGTAAGAGTGCTAAGTACTATGCTGCAAACCCTGAAGCTCGTAAAAAAAAACAAGCATACGATAAGAAATTTCATTCTACCCCAGCAAGGAAGAAGTATCGTTCTAAATTAAACTCAGCTAATAGAAAAGCTAAGACGTATGGTAATAAGGATGGGAAAGATATGTCTCATACAAAAAAAGGAACATTAGTCAAGGAAAAGCAATCTAAAAACAGAGCAAGAAATCGTGGGAAAAAGTAAGAATGATGAGCTACGTGCCTATCTATTAAAGAATCCAGAGAAATTAAATGGTGGTTATTCAGAAACCGCTGCAATGTTTAACACAACTTACGAAGCTGTAAGAGGGCAAGCCAGAAATTTAAGGGCAGCGTTCAATCAAGAGATACAAGCAGCTTCATACTCATCGGCAGAAATACCAAATGAGAAAGTCATCACCAATGAAAAGGAAGACTCGTTAACAATATCAGTAGAGGACAGTAATAGAGTAAAATCATTAGATGACCTTATACAGAACTGTAGAGTTGACTTGGAGACTTGGGAGGTTGACTGGTTTGATATAGGTACATACGAAGTAACAGGATTTGATAACGACAGGAAACCTGTCACTGTTACCATGTATAGAACTAAAGCTAAGTTTAAAAAAATAGATGTTTGGAAGAACATAGCTATATTAAGAGAAGATTTAAAACAAGACCTACTAGAGGCATTCCAAGCTTATGCATTTGAACCTACTTATACTATTGATAAGAAAGAAGGCGAAGGCTATCTGCTCGAAATTGGGGCATACGACTTGCATTTGGGTAAGTTGGGGATTGATGGTGATAACTATAGTCTTGATGTGGCTAGAGATAGGCTTTTCAGTGCTCTTAATTCCTTATTTAATAAGGCGAGAGGATTCAAAATCGAAGAAATAGTATTTGTAGTAGGTAATGATTTCCTTAATATAGATAGAGCTAACCCTTTTAACTCAACAACAGCAGGTACACCACAAAGTAACACTGTCTCAGCATACGAGGCTTACAGATTTGGTAGAAAGATGTTGATTGAAGCTATTAATGGCTTAGCTGCCGAAGCACCCGTTCGTGTTATAGTAATTCCTGGTAATCATGACGAGGAATCTATGCTACACATGGGTGATGCTATTGAGGCTTTATACGAAAATACCCCCCATGTGACAGTAGACAATAGCCGACCACTTATGAAATCATATAAGTACGGTGAATGTCTACTGATATTTGACCACGGACATAGAGTTAAGAACTATAAAAACCTTGCCTCTGTCATCTCCCAACGCTTTAGAGATGTTTGGAGTAGTGTGAAGCACATTGAAGTCCACAGAGGTCACCTACATAGCTTAAAGTCTAGTGTAATGGGTCAAGTTGAAGAACTAAATGGTATTGCAGTAAGGCACTTAGGTAGTATGTCTCCTACTGACCAATGGCATGATGATAGTGGCTACATTGGTTCTACTAAAAGAGCACATGCGTTTGTATGGCATAAGAGAGATGGAATGCAGTGTGAGTACTATTACAATGTTCCAACTCCGTAACTACCGTATATCGCGTCATATTTTTTTTTAAAATAACCTCGAAGAAGATTAGATAGATGATACCTGAAACTACTAACCCGTACTACAATGTTAGTATACTAGCTATACAAGACTTTATTTATTCTTTAAAAAAAGATAGACCAGCCCATGTAGAGCTGGTCAATCAATATATACAGCAACTTGCTTTTGATTGGTATGATGACGGAGGTAGCTCGTGTAAGAATTAGTTATTTTCTTTTAGACGGCTTAACCTTCTTTTTAGTGTGCTTAGGCTTGCACTCACATTGTGCTTTATCTTTAGATACCTTTGAACAACACTTAGTGGTTTGTTTTTCTTCTTTGATTTCTTCAAAGCTGCTGTAATAATTCCTATCATCGTATAGATATTTTTTAGCTATTAGCGCAACGCTTGCACCTAATATAAGGGTTAGTAGTAAAGTCATATTATTTTGTTCTGTTAACTGATTTGTCGTATATAATAAACAAGACGAAAGCTATCGCTAGTCCTGCAATGAACATTGTTTGTGACATTATAATTCGTTTAGTGATGTTATTAAATTCTTTAACTTTCTTAGGCTATGTATCTCGTATGAATCTTCTGTATATACATGTAATGGACATTCTCCAACTTCGTTAGTTGCTATATCTATTCCGTGTATCCTGAAGTCGTAGTACATGAACCCAGGCTCACCACATTCAGCTTCTTGATAACGCTCTATAAACCCTAAGTCTAATAATGCTTTAGGTGTTATAGTGTCCTCTTCTCTTTCTACATGCTCATCAATAGATGTCTCGAAGTTAGCTCTCTTCTTTAATATATCAAAGAAACGTTCTGAGTTATCTATATCAAAATCACTACCTGCTTTATGTTCTCCTCTCTCACTCATAAGAATATCTATCCTATCCTCTAATGAGTCTACCCTAGAGCTATCAAGTTGTATCATTTGATATAACGCATCTCTAGTTTCACCTCCACTCACTAGAGCTTCTGTAATTTGGTCTAATACTTTTGTAACTTTGTCGTTGAATTCTTGTTGTTCCATCTTGGTTTTATTTAGTTCTTGTTAATATATTGACAGGTTCTTTACCTCGTCCTATTAACAGCTTGTCTACTGCGATAGCTGCCTCTCTTTCTGTATCAAACTTACTCCTACTAACTCCATGTATATTTATGTACCAGCGCTGTATGTTATTAGTTCGAACACTAGCTACATGTCTATACATACTCTTAGCATAGTTCATTTTATTCATCTTAGTCTTGTTTTAGTTCGTTAGGGATTTCCATCCATCTAATTATTTCTCCTTTTAATGTAGTTTCCCACATATCTAACCATTCTGTACTTGCGTAATAGCACAACTTGATGTAGCCGTTACTCATTCTACACACATAACTTCCTTCTTTTTTTGGTTGTTCCATCTTAGTCTTGTTTTAGTTGTTTAAAAATAGTATCGCCAAATAAAACACCCAAGTT